TTACTTGGAGACCTCGTAAGCGGAAGCCCAGGTCGCGGTTTCCACTTGCGGATGAAGACAATGAGAGACTGCGGCCTGCGGCCCATCTTCGGGTCCAAAATCCGAAAGTCCCAAGGCTTCACAAGAGGTTAGTCTCAGGCGACTACGGGCGACAAGCGTGTCGTGCGGCTGATCCGGGCGTAATCCGGGCGTTTCCCGCAGGGCTTTAGGCCGCATCGCCATGACCGCCGCGTAGATGTCCGACTTGCTTACCGTCAGGCTCTCGATCGTGTTCAGGTGGTTCAGCACCTGGTCGAACGCGGCCCACTGCCCGCCGTCCCGGTCCCGGCCGGAGATCCGCTCGGCAATCTTCCGCAAGGGCTCCTCGCCCCAGGCGGACATGGCGAGATTGACCAGCAGGCAGACGATGCGGACGTTGTCGCGCTCGTAGCCGCGGTGCGCTTCGATGCGGTCGACCGACGGCTGGAAGGGGCCGGTGACGCCGCCGTCGAAGGCGTCGTGGGTGAAGTAGGACCCGCTGATCGGGCAGCGGTAGCCCTGCTCCAGGAGCAGGCGCAGCATGTCAGCCCGGGCGAGGATGTCCGTCGTCGCCGCCTGGCCGCGCCCTTTGCGCAAGTTGCGGCTGGACTTCACATTCGACGCCAGGCGGTCCGCCACCCGCAGCCACCCCTGCCCAATCGGCGACAGCGTCCGCGATGAAACGTAGGAGGCGAGATCCAGCGCGGCGAGGTCCCGGTCGACGTGCCCGGTCTCGACGATAGTCGCCTGCTTTCCAGTACGCCGGAGGATGACCCACAGGCCGGTCTCCCTTTGGACAAGCTCAAATACGGGGTTGGTGGCCACGAGGCTCGGTAGCTTTGGCGCGCGAGGGCAGACGTATCTCCTGGTGCTTTTCCCATTCGCGCCACTGGGCGGGGGCGATCACCAGGGCCTGTCGGTACTTCGACGCGTAATAGGCTTCAGCGTCCCAATCCGCAGCGGTCATGGGCGTGATCACTGGCCGGCGCAGCCCGAGAGGGCTGCCTCCAGCTCGAGCTCGCGGGCTTTCCGCAGTTCTCGCTCCGACAGCAGCGCCTGCATCTGCCCGAAGATGTCGATGGCGATCGCCGGCTGCTCCGTCGGGTAGGACGGCTTGCCGTCGATCTTCACCGGGCAGGGTTGGTAGATCGGCACTTCGACGCGCTGGTAGACGATGCGCTCCTTGGGGGCCGAGCTGCACGCGGATAGGCCCACGATCACCAGGCACACGCACAGGCTCCACAGAAGCCCGATGGCAATAGTGGTCCTCAACGGCGTTCCTCCGACAGGGTGCGGACGTAGAGATCGGACGCCGCGGCGCAGCGGTCTGGTCCTGCGGTCTCGGCGGCGATGCGCGCGGCGCGGCTGCGGAAGCTGGCCGCTTGCTGCCGGGCCGCCGCGGCGCGCTGATCCGCCAGGGCCTGGGCGGCTTCCGCCTTCTGGCGCCACGTCTGAATCTGGGTGTTCCGCCCGGTGATCTCGGCGCGGCCCTGGTCCCGTTCGGACTGGCATTGGCCCAGCTCCGTCGACTTGGCGATCATCACCTTGAAGTTCGCATCGGCGCGTGCCCGCTCGACCTTGACGCTCGCCATCTCGCCGAGCAGTAGCGAGCCGACGAGACCGATCACGATGACGCAGCCGGCGCAGACCGACCACAGGAACGGCCGGTTGTAGAGCAGGGAGAGGGGGTTCATTTCGACACCACGGAGGCGCGCAGCACCAGCCAGGCCGCCAGGATCGAGGAGGCGACGCCACCCACGAACCCCAGCAGCACGGCGAGGGCGAACAGCACGAAGAGGTAGGGGATGGAGACGGCGATCATGCGATGCCTCGCTCGCACTGGGCGCGCTCACGCGCACGGCGGGACACCAACCCGGGCAGCTTGCGGCCCTTGGCGTAGACCCATTTGTCGAACTGGGCGCAGGCGCCCCGGACGTCGCCGGCGTTCAGCCTCCGCGCCATGGTCGACGTGCAGAAGGCGGTGGACCCGACGTTGAAGGAGAAGCTGATGAAGGCCGACCGGGTGACATCGCTAATCGGCACCTTGATGCAGGGGCGGATGCGCTTGTCGAAACGGTCGGCGTCGGCGGCCGCCAAAGTCAGACAGCGGTCGATCGTGCTGACCCTTCCCACGACCGCGCCTTCGGTGTGTCCGGCGCATTCGGTCGGGATCCCCACGGCGTCGCGGTAGCCGACGGCCGGCATGGCCTCCTCGCGGATTATCCCGGGCAGGGCCAGGATAGCCGCAGCACTCAGGCCGGCGGCCGCCAGGCCAATCTGCTTGGCGGTCGGCCGGTACATCAGCCGCGGGCCGCCGCGTATCGGCGGCGCTGCTCCGCATATGCCGCGTTCCACTGCAGGGCGACGGCCGGCGGCACCGGCGCGGGAGTCGGCATGGGCCGGTTGCAGGTCTTGCACGTCTTCGAGCAGGGGGCGCTCACGACTGCGCCTCGCGCCGGGCGATCTCGCGGTCGAGATACCAGCGGGCCTTTTTCAGGTCTTCGATGGCGTCGTGCTTCAGGTCAGCGCGCCAGACGTACTTCACCGCGTTGCCGAGGTTGAAGCCCATGTGCTCCGTGATCTGGATGCATTCCACCCCTGAGGGGTGGGCGGTGTAGTGGGGCGGGTGGTTGACGACATCGAGGTCGGACAGTCCCGAGAGTTCGACATCTAGGTAACCGTCGTCCGCTGGACACACCCGATAGGCGACGATGTCGCCGCCCATGTTGTCGCACCGCCAGAAGGTGCCGGATGCGTAGGTGTCGCGTTCCGCCTTCAAGTGGAGGTATCCGCACCCATCGCGGTGACGAACATCAACGACAGTTCCTTCGGGCACCGGGCATTTGCCGCCGGCCCACTCGATCCAGTCGGACATAGCTAGTTCTCCCCGCTCTCCAATTCGGGGGGAGTGTAGTCCAAATCACCGACATCTGTCGATAGTTCGTCGGAAGAAGGCGACCTCTCGGCGACACTTTCGCCACCAGGCTTCACGTCGCGCTCGCCCACGACCTTGTCCGCGAACCCTTTGGACGCTCCCGGCGAGGTGGCCTTGATCAGCCCGGCGCCATAGCCGACGCGCAGCACCGGGCCGCCCGGGGCGTAGGAAGCGGCCGCCGCGATCATCGGCGCAGCGATCATCTCGTAGGACGCCTTGGCCGCCTGCCACTCGGCGTTGTTGGTGTTGGGCGTGTTCGGCCCGCCCAACTCCTTCGGGATCAAGCCCACGGTCACCTTGCTGAGCGAGTCCAGGTAGGCGGTCAGATAGGGCCCGGTCAGGGACGACGTTAGGTCGCGGTTGTACCGGGCAGACATGGCGATGTTGATGAAGGGATCGACATTGCCGAAGGCGCCGGCTCGGGACAGGTTCTGCACGATCTTCTGGGTGTCCGACTTCTCGTCGCTCGCCCCCGGGTTCAGCAGCATCTCGCGGAATTCCGAGACCTGGCTCTGCGCGGCGGTCAGCACGCCCAGCATCAGGGCCGGCGTCAGCAGGCGCGCGCGGTCCTCGAGCGTGTAACCCTTGCCCATCAGCCCCTCGCCCGCCTCCCGGCCCGTGCGGATCAGCACGTTGCGGGTGAAGGAGAACATGAACGCGGTGATCCCGTAGGCCAGCTTGCCGTAGGGATGGTTCGCCCACTGCGGCCGATCGGCGGCCGTCGGGTTCTGGATGCTCTCGTCGACGAAACGCTGGAGCGCCGTGCGGTACTGCACGGCTTCTTTCTTTTCGCCCAACAGCTCGGCGAAGGGGATGCGGCCCTCGTCGCTGGACAGCCATTTCGACAGCGCCGGCACGTCGCTTCCCGGGATGCCGAGCTCGGCCAGCCAACGGGAGGCCGACTTCTGGCGCCCGTTCCCCACGATCACGTCCTGCATCATGGTGCGCAGGGCGCTCTGGCCGACCCGGGCAGCGGCAAGCCGCTGGGCCTGGGTGATCTGGTGCAACTGGGTGGTCTTGAAGAACCGGCTGAGCAGCTTCTGTTGCAGCTGGCCGCCGACCTCGCCGCCGAAGTTGGCCGCGATGACCAGGTCGTTCATGGCGTCGCCGACGATGCCCAGCATCTCGGCCGTGGCCTTCATGTCGTCGGGCGCGCGCATGCCGAAGACCTCGGCGTAGGAATCGCCCAGTGCCTTGAACCCGGCGCCGACGTCGTGGGCGCGGATGCCGACAGCCAGCGCCTCTGCAGCCGACGAGATCACCGCCCGGGGCAGCAGGCGCAGCACGCCGGCCGTCTGGATCCAGGACAGCGCCGAAGCGCCGGCGTCGGGCCGCGTGCGGTACAGCAGCCCGGCCGCGCTTTCGAAGTGGTGGCGGACGTTCTCGACTTGGCGAGGGTCCATGCCCTTCTTGAGCATCGAGTTGAACAGCTCGTCGACCTTCTCGCCGTTCTTCCCGAACCGGCGAGCGAACTCCGCGGCCTGGCTGGTCTGACGGAAATAGGCGGCCAGGTTGGCGCGCGGGTCGCGGCTGTAGAAGTCCTTCAGGATCTCGTCAGCTTCCGGGGGCAGGGTGCGGCCCTTGGTGGCCTTCGACGACGGCAGCCCGGACGCATACGCCCCGTTCTGCACGCCCAGGATCCGGCCGTACCACTCCTCTGCCGCCTGCGTCGCCTCCTCCGGGCTCATGTCCATCTTGGCGTAGACTTCGGCGGCCTTGGCCTTGAAGCCCGGCGCGTCCTTCAGGACGGCTTCCTCGTCGACGATCCGAGGATAATATCGTCCTCGGATGTAGCCGACGTCCACGCCGGCGGCGGTCAGGTACTCGTGCTGTTCGTCGAGCAGCTTGCGCAGCCGCCGCGCGGTCTCTTCCTCGCCGCTGCCGCCCACGGGCTTCAGGCGCCCAGCGAGCGCGTCGGCCACCCGGGTCTCGAACTCAGGTTTCACCTTCTCGCCCAGCACGTTGGCGGTGCGGTTGGCCATGCCCATCGAGCGCATCTGCACGGCGCGCTCATAGGTCTGTTCGACCACGCGGCCGCGGCCCGGGTCGGTGCCGATCATGTCGGCGATCTTCTGGACCTCGGGGATGTCCTTGTGCTTGGCGGCGACGGCGCGGATGGCGGCGGTGTTGGTCCACCACACCTTGCGGCCGGTGCGGGCGACGGCGTCCAGCGCCTTCTTCGGGTCGACGTTCTCGCGCAGCCCCTTGAAGTCGCGCGCCACCTGGGCGGCGTCCTCCTTGAAGCCGTCAATTTCCTTCTTGATGACCTTCACCGCCGGATCGACCAGCAGGTTCTTGACGTCGTCGGGATCGACGCCGGACATCAGCTTGGTGGGGCCCGGGGTTGTGGTCTTGGTCGCGAAGTTCTTGAGGTACAGGGCCTCGATGTCGGCGTCGGTCAGGTCGTCGGTGGCCTTGGATTCAACCGCCTTTAGGTCTATGTTGTCCCTCGGGGTCGTGTTCCCGGCCTGGAAACCGCCGCTATCGGTGCGGATTGGTACGCCGGCCGGGGGCACGGCCTCATCTTCCAAACCATGATTGTAGTAAACGTGCCCGTTGTTATCCTCGCGGACGTTCAGCACCACCTTGTGCGGCTGGTTGCCCAGGGTGATGTCCGCCTCGAGGAAGTGGTACGCCTTCACGTTCGCGCCGGCCTCGCCGGGCTCCGGCGCACGACTGCCCAGCAGCCGGCCCTCTTCGACCATCTGCGGCAGGGCGGAGAACAACCGCAGCTTCTCGGGTTTCGCCGAGGTGCTGATGCTCTTGCGCGGGTTCAGGAACTTCACATCCTTGCCCAGCGCCTGGCTATGCACCGTGCGGCCCCGCAGGTTCCGTTCGAAGTAGTCCTTGGCGCTGGCGCGCACCGTCTTCAGATCGGCGTCAGGCGGCGCGACTTCATCGCCGCGGACAAGGATCGGCGTCCTCGGAGCCGGTGGCGTGTCGTCAATAGGCGGGGCATCGTCTCGACTATGGGCGACAATTGGCGTAGCCTGAACCTGCCCGTCACCCGGGACAACATCCCCGACCGCGGGCGTCACGTCCCGGCCTGCGGCGGATGTGGGACTCGGCGGGCTCGGCCCCACGTCGGCCAGTTGGCCTTGGCCCGCCACGGCGGGTGACGAGACCTCTGGGGCCGCTACATCCACCGGCGGATCGGCCGCCATTTCCGGGCCCTCGGTCGCAGAAGCGACCGGGGGTTCCGCGACCCCGGCGGGCGGCGTCTTGAACGCCTGGCCGACGCCGGCCTCCGGCTTACCTTCGATCCACGCCTGCACGACGGGCTGCGGCATGGCCGCGATCTCCGGCGGAGGCGCGTTGGGGTCGACTGTCCCGACGGGCAGGGGTGGGGCTTCAGCGACGATCGGGGCGACCGGCGGCATAACTGGCGGAACTTGTTCCGCTATCGGTATTCCGATATCGGCCGGCGGCGGGGCCGCTTCTTCCGGCAGCGCGGCTTGAACGGGCGGCAGGCTCTCCACCGGGCCCAGGGCCGGATCCACCACGGGCGTCTGGGCCGCGGGGGCGCCGCCAGGCAGCGCCTTGGGGAGATACTTCATCGCCAGCTCAAGCATACCGCCCAGGGCGCCGCCCTCGACCATGTCCTTGATCGCCGCTTCGCCGACGCTATCGTCCGTCTGGCGGGCAGTGGGCAGGGTGGGGCCGCCGAACGCGGCGACGATCGACGACAGGTTCTGGTCCTGGCCGGCGGAGAGCGCGGCGTCGACCGGCGCCCCTGCGGCGATCCCGGTACGCAACGCGCCGGCGGCCTGGACGGCCTTCGGTGCAAAGGTGGCGAACGCCTTGGACATGCCGCCGGCGCCGGCCAGGTAGGGCGCGGCGTCCCGGGTGAATTGCGACACCGCGCCGACCGGCTCGGCGACCGCCGCGCCAACGTCCTGGTCGCGCTCGAACCGCAGGTCGGACCCCACGGCGCGCAGGGTGGCGTCGATCGGGGCGTTGACGAACTTGCGCGCGCTGTCGAGCGCGTCAGCGCCCGCGCCCGCGTAGGTCCGGTACATCTGGTCGGCGACCTGGGCCAGCAGTCCGCCGATGCCGCCAGTCTCGGCCCCGGCCAGCGGCTTGGCGGGTTGGGGACCAGTTCTGGTGGAGACCGCGGCGACTTTCGACGGCGCGGGGGTGACGGGCTCGAACGGCTTGGTAGGATCAAAGCCGCCCGATGCGCCCTCCGTCTCGAAGGGTTTGCTCGGGTCGAAGGCCATCTAGGAGACCGGGACCATCTGGTCGCCTCGGCGGCGGTAGCTTTTGCCGCCCTGGGTGACGACCTGGCCGTCGGCGATGCCGGGGAACGGATCTTTGCCGCCGCCGGCCGCCGCCGGCCGCCGCGGCGCCGGGCCGGAGCGCTGGTCGACGCGCTTGGTGACCGCGCCCTTGCCGTTGCGCTCGACGCGCGAGACGACCTTGGCGGCGCCCTGGTTGTCGCGCTCGTTGTTGAAGACGCTGGAATAGACGTCGGTGATCCGGTTGCGGCGGCCGCTCTCGAAATCCAGGTCCTGGCCGCGCATGCTGGCGCCGACGGTGCTGGAGTTGTTCGCACGCGAGGTGGCGTTGTCGGCGGCGTTGTTGGCGCGCGACGTCGAAGCCTGGGTGTCGAACCCGTACTTCTTCAACGCGAGATCGCCCTTCTGGACCTCGAGCTCCTGGCGCTGCTCGTCGTCGATCAGAGCCTCTTGCCGGGCGAGGGAAGGACTCTCTCCCTTCCCCAGATAGTCGCCGTCCATGATCGAATTGACGCGCACGCCCATCTGGTCGGAGGCGTCCCCGCCCAGCGAAAGCGCGAACGCCTTGAGCAGGGGGGTGATCTGCTTGGGGTCTGCGCCCGCGGCGATGGCCCGCTGATAGGCGCCGGCGATCGCTTCCTGGGTCATGTCGACCGGGGTCTCGGGCTGGCGGAACCCGCGCACGATGGCGCTGTCGCGGCCGAAGTCGGCCGTCGCCCGGTCGCCGGCGGCGGTGCGCTGGGTCTTGGCGCGCTCGGCCTCGGTCTGCGCCTTGTAGTAGGCGGCCTGCTGGGCCCGCGGATCGTTCTCGGGATTGTAGAACGCCCGGCCGATCAGGCTGCCGAACGCGTCGCCACCGCCGGACGCGAGCGCCTGCAGCAGTGAGGCTTGCGGGGGCGGGGCGTGGACGACGCCGCCGGACGCGACCGAGCCGCGATAGTAGGGGACTTGCGGCATGCTAACCTCCTGCTCCCGCGGTCATGGCCTGCGCCGCGGCCTTTTCGGCGGACTTCAGAATCGCCGACAGCGGGTTGTAGGCCGTGGTGTTCGCCATCTTGTAGTTGCCCAGGCCGAGGATCTTGTTGGCGTAGTTGGTCGACGAGCCCATCAGCCGGTCGACATAGGTCCCCTCGGAACCAAACTGCTTGCCGAAGTAGTCCTCCAGCGCCGAGCCGTAGTTGTCGGCGTAGGCGCCGCGCGCGTTGGCGCTGTTCTCGCGGTACTGGCCCCTCGCGTCCGACCGACGGGCAGCGTCGCCGGAGATCATGTCGCTCTCGGAGGCGTAGCGATCGCGCGCCTGGCTCTTGTCGAGCGCCGACACCCCGAGCTCATAGGGCAGGGCGGAGCGGCTGATCGCGGCCTTGCTGGTCAGCTGGCCGATCTGGCCGGCGAAGTCCCCCAGCTTGCGCTCGCTGTCGACAAACGCGTCGCTGTAGGAGGAAACCCGGGCCGCGGAGTCGGCGTCGGTCAGGGCTTCGCCATAGCCGCGCTGCTGCTGCTTCTCGAACTCCCGGCGCACCAGGTCGTCGCCGCCGGCCGCGAAGCCGGGCGCCTCGGCCGCGGTCATGCTGGCGCGCGCGAACCCGGAGCGCTTCGCAAGCGCGTCACCGAATGCTTCCGCCTGGGCAGAGAACCCGATGTCCTCGGGCAGGGCGCCTGCCAGCGCGTCGGCCTGGCTCTGGATGGCGAGCTGACGGTTCTTCTCCGCCTCGGACGCGGCGGCCGCTTCCAGGCGCGACTTGCGCTGTGAGGTCATGAGACCCCCCAGCGCCGTCATCTGGTCATCGAGCGCCTTGCCGGCGACGGTCTGCTGCTCGTCGAAGCCCGCCTGGTTGTTGCCCAGCATCCAGTCGAAGGTGCTGTCCTCGAGGCCGGACATGTCCGTGTACTGGCGGTTGGCGAGATCGTCGAGCCGCAGATCGGACGCGTTGACGCCGGTCATGCGGCTGTCGAACTCGACGGCATCCTTGCGTGCGGTCTCGGCGGCGATCTTGGCCTGTTTCTTCTTCGCCTTCTTGGCGGCGCCGAAGTCCAGGGCGTCGGTGAGCATGCTCATGGCTTAGACCGCGTAGCTGCTGGGCCGCGAACCCGGCCGCTTCGCATAGGCGGCGAGCGACAGGTCGAGCGGATTGACGGTCAGGTTCGGCGTGTTCACACGCTGGGCCCGGTTCTGGGCCGTGGTGGTGATCTGGCCCAGCTGGCTGTTGAGGCCGCCCAGGCTGGAGGCCACGTCGAACGATCCGTCGGGCAGGAGGGGCGAAGCCGCCGAGCCGGCCGAGTTGATGGCGGTAAGCGCGTCGTTCTTCTGGCCCAGGATGTCGTCCTCGAACGCCTGGGCGCGGTCCTGGGCGGCGGAGGCGACCTGGGCCTCCTTCTCGCCGCGGCCGCGCGTCAGATCGCCGAAGGCGTCGGCGGACATGCTGGAGCGCAGGGTGCCGGCGTCGGCAAAGGAGTTGGTGGTCTGGCCGCGCTGGTCGGCGTACTCGCGCTGAATCTGCGGCGCGTAGTGGCTCGTGAAGTCCTGGGCGAACTTCTGGAAATAGGTGTCGTCGAAGCCAGCGTAAGCGCTGTCGACGCCGGCCTTGGCCTCGTCCATCTTGGTCTGGCGCTGGGTCGCGAACTCGCGGGCTTGGCGCGCGCGCTCGGCGGTCTGGGCGCGCTCGGCGTCCCGCTCCGCCTGCTGCTGCGCAGCTGCGCCGCGTTCCAGCTCGGCGCGGCGTTCGATCTCGCCGGTCAGGATCTGGCGCTGGCGCTCGGCCTCGGCCTGGCCCGCGGCCAGTTGCTCCTGGTAGCGGCGCTCCTGATCGGCGCGCTGCGTGTTCGCCATTTCCTGTTCGATGCGCAGGCGTTCTTCCGCGCGCGCTTGTTCCGCCGCGCGCTGGCGGGCGGCTTCGGCGTCTTGGGGCGACGTGTTCGGAGAGCTAGTCTTGCTGCACATGCGGATCCCAGCGGAACACGAGGAAGTCCTCGCCATTCCTGCCGTAACGCCGCAGTCGCGCCTCTTGGACACAGCCGATCGCGGCAAGCCAGCGATGGGATTTCGTGTGTCCGTCGATCGACCGCGCCTCGCATCGGATGGCGCCTGTTTCGACCAGGTAGGGCATGATACGGCGTTTCACGAATTTTGTCACGCCAAGCGCGACCTTGGGCCATTCGTCGGTGGCGAGCAGCCAGCAGGACCAGACGCCCGGCCACTTCTCCGTCGCGCCGAACACCGCCACCGGCCGCCCCTCGTGCATGGCGACCCAGCCCAGCTTGCCCCAGCCCCGGGCGATCTCGACCGCCAGGCTGTCGGGGTCGTCATCCCAGCGGTCGGCGAAAGCCTCCTGCCTGTCGGACGCCCGGAGGTTCCAGACGACTGCCAGGACATGGGGGAGGCTGAGCTTAACTAGCCTCATTGGACTTGTAGTGCAGGGCGACGGCGGAGATCAGCGCCCGCTCGTTGATGCTGCCGTTGTGGCGGAATTCCAGCGAGAGATGGCTGGTCGAGCCGATCAACGGATGGGTCGGCTGGTCGTAGGTCTGGTCCTCTATAACCGCGATGCGTTCCCACACCTCGGGCTCGTCAGGCCGCTGGCCGGCGTAGACCTCCCAGGTCCCCTCGACGCCGGCGTCAAAGCCCCGCAGGCCCTTGAAGGTGGCGGGGGCGCGCATGTCGACGTAGGGCAGGCGGACAATGGCCACGCCCTCGAAATATTGGTCGTCGTTCTCCCCGCCGTAAAGATAGAGCTCGTCGCCGCCGCGCAGCCAGACGCGGCGATCGACGACCGCCGCCCAGTCCACGTCGAAGTCGAGATTGTACTGGGTCCAACCCTTGATGTTCTTCTCGGGAAACCAGTTCAGCACGTAGACGCGCCGGCCCAGGATCACCCACAGCCGGTTCTCTTCCGGCTCGACGAGCATGAGCGCCTTGGCCAGCTCCTGCGCCGACAGGCTCTTGAGATAGGCCACCAGCTCCCGGTTCACCTGGGCGCTGGTCGGCTTCGCGCCCGAGCGCCCCGAGGAATCGCGCGGCTGGATCGAGCGCACGCCCTGGTAGGACAGGAAGAAGGTGTCGCCGTCGAGGTAGGAGATCATCGCGCGCGGAGCCACCAGCCCGGTGCCCCGCAGCGTCTGTATCCGGCGGTTCTCGGTCGGGTCGGAGGCGACGCCCCAGACCTGGACGTTGTCCTTGGAGCAGACCGCCAGGTTCTCGTAGTAGAGCTCGGCCGCGACCAGTTCCTCGCCGCCCGAGGAGTGGGTGGCCAGGTTGATGAAGCCGGCGCCGATCTCCGCGGTCTTGAATTTCGTGGGGTCCGCCGTCGCCGAGAAATGCAGGTTGGCGCCGGCGGTCACGTACATCTTCTCGCCGAGCGTCTTGGCCGAGCGGCCGCCGCTGAACGCATTGGCGTCGACTTCGCCAGTCACCAGCCAGTCGGCGACCCTGGCGGCGTCATAGAAGTGGACGACGTCGTTGGTGTACTCGCCGATCACATAGAACTTGCCGTCGAACAGCTCGACGTCCAGCACGTCGGTCATCGTCGCCGCGAAGGGGTGGGCCAGCTGCTGATAGAAGACGCCCGTCGGCAGGCCGGGGGGCGGGGCGACGGAGCCGAACACGTAGCGGTCGTCGCCGACGCCGGCCAGGCCGAAGGTCCCCGCGGGCAGAGTGGCGCTATGGACGAACGCTTTGCGGAGTTCGATGTGGCCGGCGCTGGTCAGATGGACGTCGGTCCCGACGTAGAGCGTCCCGGGGTCGGATTCGAACACCGGAGCCCGGGTGTCGACGCCGGCGCCGAATTGGGAGATGACGAAATAGGCCACCTACTCGCCCGTGACGCCGACGATGATCTTGTCACGGAAGCCCGTCTGCCGAAGGTTGGGGCCGCCGGCCAGATTGATGGTGCGGCGTGAGGCGCGGGCCCGGCTCTTGAGCGTGTCGTAGTGCTGGGACGCCCGGCCCAGGACCAGGGCCGCCTCCTTGTCGTCCTGCTTGCGCAGCAGCTCGGCGGCGACGTGCAGGACCACGAGATCGGTGTCGAGATCGCAGCGGTCGCTCTCCTCCACCAGCTGGGTGAAGGGGCGCTTGGTGACGACACGCAGGGTGTAGGCGCTGGCCGGCAGGGGCCACACCTCGAACTGGTCGACGTCGTAGGGCCGCCACTTCTGGATCGGGTCGGTGCGGACGCCCAGGTCGCTGTCGAACGCGTTGTAGTCCATCTCGCACATGTCGTCGGTGACCGGGTTCCAGGTCCCGCTCCACTTGACGTGCATCTCGATGATGGTCTCGAGTTCGGCGGCTTCCGGGTAGTCGTAGTAGCGTTGGCCGGCGACCATCGCGATGTCGGTCCTGGCGCGCAGGTGGCGCCAGTTGTGGTCGTGGTAGAGACGGCGATACTCCCGGCGGATCCGGCTCTTGATGTGCTCGCGGAAGTTCTGACCGGCCGACGGGCTGGCGACGTGGCCGAGCTCGTACTGGACCTCTTCGGTCAGGGTCGCGAGAGTATCGCGCGTCGCCATGGTTTACGCCTTTTCGAGGAAGGCGGCTTCCTCGTCTTCGTCGACCTCCGCTTCCGGCGGGTCCTCATCGGCGAAGCTGGTGGCCGCGTCGGCCATCTGGCGCGCTTGCTCCGCCAGGGCGGCCGACTGGGCCTGGGGGTCGACGCCGATGTCGACGAGCTTGGTGGGCAGGCGGCCAAGCGGCCCGCCGAACAGGCGGTCGACGATCGGCTCGGCGTCGGGGGAGGGCTGGTCGTAGCGCCGGCGCAGGCGCTCGCGCTCGTCGCCATCGTTGCGCGCGACGTCGGTGGACTTGCCGGTGATCTGGACGGCGTCGGAGCCGTGGACGTGCTGCAGAACCGCGATTTCGGGAATGGTAACGACCTTCCCGGTCTGGACGTGGTTCAGCTTTCCGTTGAGGCGGACATTGACGGTATACTGGCGCATGGGCCCTCGCATCGTGGATGTCGTGCGATAATACGACAAAGGGCGACAAGAGGCTACACCGGGCTGCGCCGGGCCGCAAAGCGGGCGAACTCCGTCCGTAAGCGGTGGATGATGGAAGGATGGGGCCGGTCAGGAGGCGCGCGGGTTGGCGGCGCGATGGCTTGCCTAATCGTGGCTGCATCAAGGATTTCGCGCTGCGACTGGAGCGAACTGAAGTCCTCACCTGTCGCTATCTAAGACAGATACGAGATCGCCCTAAGACAGATTTTAACTTTGACCTATCACAGATCCGCTTTTACAAGGCACCGCAACCGTGAGTCGATCCTATTAAACAGCATCATTTTAACCATGCCCGTTTTAGTGGTAGCCAATCAAACGGCGGACGTATGCTAGCCCTAATTATGACGTCAATCTTCGCGGTTGGCGCGGTCGTCATCGGATGCCTGGCGATCTTCCTGGCACATACCTTCCTACCGTCAGCGCCACCGACAGGGCCGAGGCATCCCGACTATTTCGACGACGGCTACCGCGAAGACTAAGCGCTCAACCGCGGAATGAATTTTCTCGCGGCGACATGCCGGCCGGGTTCAGGGCGCGACCGGCTTAAGAAAGCCGAGCGTCTTCGTGCCGCTAACGGGGATCGCCGGCCCCTGCTGGGTGATCATCCACGCGCTGTTGCCGGACACCACGGCATTGGTCAGGTTGATCATGTGGATGCGCGACTTCATGCCCTCGATCGGCTGGACGGTGTTGCCGCTGATCTCGGAGTCCTCGGCATTCTGGAGACCGATGCCGTAGTGCGTCGCTCCCTCGACCTCATTTCCGATGATCTTGACGCGCTTGTACGGCAGTACCCATCCGGTCTGGGTCGTGACGAAGATGCCCTGCGGAATGCCGCCAGCGCCCCTGGTGATCTTGTTGCCGGTGATCGTGATGTCTTCGGCGGATCGCTTGGCGTTGCGAGTGAAGAACTGGATGCCGTCGGGATGCGCGCCCTCCTGCGGGCGGAAGTCCGACATGTCGTTGTCGGCGATCAGGACCCGATGTGGACCGCCAGAGCCAACGACGCCGTCCGAGAGCATCCGGCGGATCTTGTTGCCGCTGACCTCGATGTCCTCACCGCCGGAGATCACGACGGCGTTGCGGATGTCGTGGAAGTCGCCTCCGATCACCGCTGACTTTTTGCAGTCAGTGAGGGTGATGCCGCTCACGGGCTTGCCGTGGACGTGGGGAGCGACCAGCCGGACGGCCGTGCAGCTCGTGAGCGTGCAGCCGGAGAGCTTGTCGGCCGGGTCTAGCGCGATCTCCAGGTCCTTGACCGTCAGCCCCGACACGCTTTTCAGCATCAGCCCCGTGACGATGGCGCCCTTGGCTTCCAGGGTGACGGCAGGCTCGAAGCTGAGACCGGAGAAGTTCACCACACCGTAGACGCCAGGCGCCAGGGTGATGGTCTCGCCGCCTTTGGCATCCTTCAGGGCCGCGATCAGTTCGGCCGCGGTCGCGATTGGCTTAGGCGTCGCGGCCTGGATCTCGGCTTCCCAGTCGGCGAGTAGGCCGGAGAACTCCGCAGCAGCGCGCTTGAGCGCCTGAAGTCGGGTCATCGTGTCCATGGTCGATCCTCGTCCTAGGTGGATGATGTGGCGGTGTGCTCAACCGGAGACTGAATTTGGTTGCGGCGGATCACACGCCGTGGTGGATATGTCGCATAACACTGCTCGGGGGGAGTAGATGAACGAAGTAACGGATAGCGCCCCGTCCTCAATGGCGACGCCGGGCGAGCGAGGAAAGCTCAAGCACGCCCTCGGCGCCGCCCTGCTCCTCGCCATCCTCGCCTTTGGGTTCTGGCTTGAGTCTCGCATGCCGAAGAACGGCCCAGGCCGGCCGCTCGCGGCGATCCAGGCGGCACGCTGAGGCCCAGAGCACGTAGGGGGGCGCTTGAACAGGCGCGGCAAGTTCCTCGACCACCAGCTCTAGCGGTCATTGGGCCGACATGGCTCCCATGTGATCGGCTGAGCCAACCGCTACGCCGTCGAGGGTGTAGGGGCGGATAGGCGCCAGCACCTTGCTTTTGGCGGGCGAGCCGGATTGCAGGCGGTAGTCGCCAAAGCCTAGCCCAGCGTTCGCCGTGGTCGCGCTGCCCGCGCCCGTGGCCTCGAAGATGCTCTTGGTGCCCTTGTTGTCCACGAACAGCGGGTCGAGTCGCGTCGTCTGGCTGGCGTTGTTCCAAGTGACGCCGATGTCCGACCCGCGCCCTTGATAGACCTGGGCCTGATTGTCAGACACCAGCGGACCGTTGGTCGTGAACTGCGAGAAATTGTAATTGCAGCCAACGCCGTACAGGAACGCCCAGTTGCCCAACCGGGTCGAGGGCGAGCCCGATGTAAAGCCTTCAGGGTTGGCTTCGTTGGTGTAGCGGAAGCGGTCGCCCTTGGTGAAGGCCGCGACGTGGATATTGCCGTAGTAGCTTGCAAGCCTTGACAGGCGAGGGGTGGCTCCTTCGTCATAGTGCAAGTTCTCACGGCCCATGACGTTCCAGCCCACATAGGTATTGTGGTGTTGGATCACGTGGTCGTTGCTGTAGCTCATACCATCGTTTGACACAGAGAGCGCATGTCCACTGGTCGTGGTAATCCACTCAAACTGGTTATAGCTCCAGAAGTAGTCCTTTACATCGGCATTGCTTTCATTTCCCGCCAAGATATTCGTGTTGATCCGATAGACCTTGTTGTACGCAACAACGTGGTTTTCCGGGAGCGTAACTGCCGCGGGCTGCATGTTAATTCCGGTCGGCTTGTCCAGCGCGTTCCCGACCAGGCAAATGCGCTCTAGCGGACAGAAAAGCTCACCGTTGTAGCCACGGATTAGAACCATGCGCGGGTTGGTCTGCGGCCCCCACCTTTGGTTTGTGCCAGTCGCGCCTGTCGGCGTCATGCCGTTGATGCGCAGCATCACACTGGAGCCGATCAAGTTATTGTTGGTCTGAGCGCCGGGGCTAAAGCCGACGTTCTCCAGGTCCAGCCAACTGCCGCCGTTGCAGATGCTTTGCACCCCGGCACGGGTGATTTGCACGTCTTTGAAGTGGAGCGCCCCGCGCGCTAGTGGAGAGACCAGCGAGCCCGTCAGATTCGGGCTCCACACCGCAGCGCCAGGCGAGATGATGACGGCCGCCCGAGACGTTGAAGTCGGTGCGCGGGTGATGGTGACGCGGGCGATCTTCTGCCGACGGGATGCGCCCCAAGACGCCGGAACATGCGTGCCGTCGAGCAGCTTGATAATCAGACCGTCGATGCCGTTTGCTGTCCCGCCAAGGCTCGTGTCGGCCGCATCTGCAGCGCCCTTGATGGTCTTGAAGGGGCTAGCGGCGGCGGTGGCCTCGGTCGTGCTAACAACGCCAGTCAGGTCGTCGGCCGCAGCAGGGTCCACGTAGGCGATCGGCGGGCTGGCGGCCAGCGTCGGGTTCTTGCGCCAGTACTGGCTGGTGAACTCATAATCGTTGGTGCTGTCCGTGGTCTTTCGGACAGAGGCCGCGACGCCGACCCACGGATAAACCTCTGCGTCGAGTGTGATCAAGCCGTCCGCTAGAGACGAAATATCCGTTTCCGGCAGCGCGAAAACCGTGACCGATGTCTGATCGTGGGGGTTAGTCGAGAGCGTCGGCGCGGAGACCTTGACGGTTATGACCGTGGTCCCATCCGTGATCTTGTAGACTACGCAGGCGACCTCGCGGCCAAGTCTGGCGTCCCGGTGTCCGGCTACAATCTCGACCGGCCAAGACGAGCCGCCGATTGCATTCCCGAGCACGCCCCTGTCGAGGGTGACAATGCGCGCCGCAGGCTTAGGACTGTGCAGGGACGAACTGTTGGTGGCCCCGACCAAGCTGTCGTCCGCGTACACATAGTCGGACAGCGCATAGGTGGACGCCGATGCGCTGGCGTCGTTAGGCGCCGGCTGCCGGACCTTGCGCGTGACGTAGAGCGTGTCGAGGTAAGTGGTGGCATCTGCGTTGGCGTTGAAGCCGGCCCGGAACACGCTGAACGGCACATCGTCGGCTATGGCGCCAAGGTTGAAGGCGGACCACCCCTCGAACGAACCCGCAATAGACGCGGTGAACGGATCGTCCAAGGGACCGTTGACGCGGGTGAATGGGGCGACCAACGTGGTGGCGCCGCCGCCACGCACGGCCTGGTTCGACAGTCGAGCCGCCATGCGCGGCCGCACTAGGTGAAGCTCCCCGTGGCGAGAGCGGTGACATCGGCGCCGGTCGTGATTTTGAAGCCAGCGCCCAAGGCGGTCAGGTTCAAGGGGACATAGACGGGCCAGAGGTTCGACGCGCTCGATGCGCCACCTGGGAAGGTGTAAACCGTCGTCGCCCCATCCTTGACCACGACAGTTCCGGGCGAGGTGGTCCCCGGCTGAATCAGGACGCCGTCGAGGACGTCTCCAATCGCGCCAGTCGCGCCCAACACTTGGTCTGTCGCGCTGGCCGCTACGGTTTCGTAGGGGCGTCCCGCGAGGATGGCTACGACGGCATTTTTCGTCAGAATTTGAGTTGTTTCGAGCGCCCCGCCTACCGGCGGATCGACCGTGATGCCGCCCAGGGCGGTAATGACGCCTTCAAGCTTTTCGTAGACGTCGTCGAGCGTAGCGCCATTAACGGGGGCGGCCATGCGTGGCTCCTCAGAGCAAAGAGAAACCCCCGCCCCATAGGGCAGGGGTTGGGTGGCTTAGCCGTCGTACTGCGGGTTGCCGAGGAAGGTCGGATCGGAGACCAGCACGTCGAGCTCGAACACCTTGGCGCCGTTGCAGGCGGAGTTCGGGTCGTAGGTGCCGCGCACGTCCGCCGTGGTGGCCGTGGACTTGGTCAGGACCGAGAGACCGCCGACCAGGGTGCCGTCGGTGATGGTCGCGCCGTCTTCCCGATCGATCAGCATCGAGACCGCGTCAACGAACACCGGCAGGCCGAGCAGGTCGCCGAAGCCGACCGAGACGCCGTTGGTGGCGATCGCGCCGTCAACCGCAACCTGGGTCACGGTCTTGAACGCCTTGACGCCGGCGACGGTGTTGGCGTTCGGGCCGGCGATGGTTTCCACGAGCGCGGCGCCGTACTCGTCGGTGCCGGTGACCGTGAAGGTGCGAGCCGAGTGGTTGGTCGTCGCCGCGGTCAGGGTGACGTTCCGGGGAACGTCCAGGGTTGCTACGCCGCCGGTGGCCTGGGCCCCGGTGATCGTCAGGTTGCCGGCGGCGCCGACAAGCTGGACGACCGAGACGCCGTCGACGTCGGCGGTGATCGGCGCCCCGAGGTTGATGCGCAGCGGGGTGAGGATGACCGCTCGGTTCACACCGGCCGGGGCCTCGGCGCCGCCCTTGTCCATCTGCAGGCGCCAGGAGGCGTTGGCCGGCAGGGTGTTGGTCGCGCGCCAGGTGATCGTAATCACCGTGGACGACGTATAGGCCACCCCGAAGTCTTCCGGGGCGCTGTAGAGCTTCCCGGCGACGATCAGCTTGTGCTCCTTGCCCGAGCGGTAGGCGCCGAGGACGCCCCCGTCGGGGTAGGCGCTGGTGAAGGTGCCCGACGTCGCGACTGCAGACGAAAGGATACCGGACGTGGTGTCGAAGTCAGACATGGTTCAGGTTCCCTAAGTCTTAGGCGAATTCGTAGACGCCGTGCGCGTTGCGCTTCCGGCAGATCATGGTCCCGGTCCAGGTAACGCCGCGATAGAGGACGTACTTGTTGTGGGGGCGAGCGGGCGAATGCTTCTTCATGTCTTCGCCTTCCATCACATACGGGTAGAGGTGACGGGTATCGATGAGGTACATGAAGTTCTCGCGGCCCAGATCGTCGAGCGACGGGTCGTACTTGATGCCGCCGATGCCGCGCATGGTGATGTCCGCCATGCCGATCTCGGTCGCACCGGACTTCATGAAGCCCTCTTGGGTGTACGTGCCCTTCTCGTGGATCTCGGCCTCCAGCTTCTCGATGGCGCCGGAGCCGGCGATCACGAGTTTCGGGGCGCCGCCGTAACGACGGAGCTGCCGGGCCTCGGAGCGCAGGAACTTGGTCATCGCCTGGGTGGCGACGTTGTGCGTGATCCTGTTGGCGCCCACGGCGGCGCGGTTGCGCCACCAGGCGTTGGCCGCGGCGTCGATGCCGCCCACGACGCCCGTGGTCGGGTCGTCGGCAATCAGGTGCTCCAGGCCGGCGAAGACCTTGGCCGACTGGGTGCCGTCCAGGTGCAGCATCTCGTCGAACGAGCGCGCCATGCCCTCGTCCATGTCCTCAAGCTTGTCCTCGAGCAGGTTGCTGATCGCGGTCATCTCGCGGCCGGAGTGGTTCGAGGTGCCCTCGCCGGTCGTGGAGTCGGTGATCGAGATCCCGTCGTGCTTCAGCTCGGAGAAGGTGAGCGAGATGCCGGCGTGCAGTTCCTTCCAGTCGTAGGAGAACTGCTTGATATTGGCCGGGTTGGCGTAGTTGACGGTGTCGTCGTGGCTGTAGCCGGAGAACGACGTGGTGTAGTCCGCCTTGACGTTGCCCTTGATCTCGCCCTTACCGCCCGGGAAGGTCTTCTGCACCGCCTTGAGGGCGGACATCAGGGGGCGATCCTGGTTGGTCTGGGCGAGGGGCTGGCCCTTGATGTAGAAATCCAGGGCGGCGTTCGAGATGTTCTCGAGTTCTTGGATGGTGAAGCTCACCGGGGCTGTTCCTTAGGATCAGGCCCCCTACTTGACCGCCAGCGCGATGGCTTCGCGCATGGTCCGGGCGACGGGGGCGACGACGGTTGACGACCCGCTCTCCGGCGACCTGCGAACTTCTGGCTTCGGCGGTACGACCCCACGCATCTGCGTGGTGACGTAATCGAGGGCTTCTTGAGCCCGCTGAACGGCTTCCTCGGCGGTCTTGGGGTGGCCGAGTTGGGCGTTCAGCGCCTGGACGCGATCGACGACGAACGATTCCTTTTTCGAGAAATCGGGGTCCTTGACCTTCACTCGGGCTTCCCAGTCGGCGACGGAGGCGCCGATCATTCGTCCCAGGTCCGCGGTCTGCGTCTCTTGCGTGACGTTCTCGGCCCTGGCCCGCTCCACGGTCGCTCGCTCGGTTGCCCGGGCTTCGCGTGCTCGTGTCTGCGAAAGTTCTCGGCCTCGGTCCTCGGTCATCCGCCCCTCCTCGACGTCCTTGCGGATGTCTGCGGGGAGGGCGTGGCCGGTCATCTCGTCGAGCTCGAACAGCACCTGGAGGACTTCCTTGCGGGCTTCCTCAGGGGCCGTCTTGATCAGGGCGCCGACCTTCATGAGCCTCACGAACTCGGGGGGCTCAATCTCGTGTTGCCGCAGGAAAGTATCTATGCTGCGGTACTGCTTGGCCGGTCCTTCAAGCTCTTGGACCGTGGTCTCGAACTCAGCGACCCTGCCTTTCAACGACTTGTTGTCGGCAAGCATTCGCTTGAATCTGGGGTGTTTCCCGAATGGAAGCTTCGCGAGTTCTTCGTCGGTGAGGTCCTTTTCAGGCTCACCTTCGGCGATCTCGCCGGTCTCCGGTTTCTCGGGGTCCGCGGCTGACGTGGCCTCGGGCGTCTCGGCCGGCTTGACGACGTCCTGGAGGACGTCCAGCAGCGACTTCGGCGCTTCTTTAGCGTCGGTGGGGGACGAACCCGTATCCGCGTCGCCGGGCCCGGAGGCCGCGGCTTGATCCTGGCCTTCGCTCGCGCCTTCGGCGGTCGCTACGGCTTCGATATCGAGGTTGGACGAAGCCTCGGAGTCATGCTCGATTTGCATGTAACGCCTTTTCTGTTGGGCAATGTTGCCTGAAGTCTTCTAAAAACGCAACAGCTCTACGCTGCAGCGTTGGGCTGCTGCGTGTCTGGGGCGGGGAAGCCCCCGTCCGGGGCGCCGGCGGAGGCGTTGTCGTTCGGGTCGTTGGCCCCGCCTTCGCCGCCCTGCTGGTTCGGATCGGTGGCCGGATCGCCGGTGCCGACCTGGGCGGCGCGGTTCATGCTGGTGATCGACGGCAGGCCGGCGGTGATCGCCTCCTCGTAGTCGATGTTCGAACCGAGCAGCTTGATCTGGTGTTTGGCGAACCATTCCGGGTCGATGCCGGGCGTCTGGAGCAGGGTGGGGGCGGCGCGCTCGAAGTCGGCCAGGTCGCGCGAGCGGTTCGGGCGCCCGGAGGATCCGGCCTCGATCTCCAGGTAAATCTCCTCGGCGATCTCCTGCGGCGACAGCTCGGGCCAAACGGCGCCGGGGCCCGCGACACGGGTGACGGTCTCCGCGGCCATTTCATTGAGCAGCACCTGACCTGACAGGCGGGCGACGACGGACAGGAAGTCGTCGAGCTCGTCCATCTCCGAGGCGGCCGCTTCCAGCCGGCTGTTCTCGGCGATCGAGGACTCGGTGGCGCTGTCGCCGGAAGTCCCGCCGATGTTGGCTTCCTGGGCGCCGACGATCAACTGCATGAAGGCGATGTCGGTCCCGGTCTCGTAGAGGTTCGGGTCGACGCCGACCTTCGGGAAGGGCTGGAACACCTTGGCGATGTCCTGGCCCTCGGCCAGCCCTTCCAGCTCGATGACGTCGTGCGCCTGGTGGGCGGCGAGGGACTTGTCGTCATCCTCGCTCATGGCGCCCTTCTTGGCGGCGTAGAGCGGCCGCGACGCGATCCGGTGCTGGCGGATAGCCTCAGCCTTGCGGTTGATCTCGCGCTGGACGGGCCGCAGCAGGCGGATATCGCCCTCGGGGAAGATTTCCCCTTCTTCCTCCAGCGGGTTGAACACCAGCGGGATCCACGGGAAGAAGGTCTCGAGATAGGCCAGCTTCGGCGGGGCGGGCTCCTCCAGGAAATCCGGGTAGCCCTCGCAGTGGACGTAGACCAGGCCGGCGCGGCGGTCATAGGTCTCGTAGACCATGGCGCGCGCGTGCTCGCCTTCGGCCTTGCGCACCGTGCCGTTCGACAGTTCCTGGTAGCCCGTGTAGCTGTCGCCGATGTCGACGCCGTAGGCTTCCTTGATCTGGTCGCAGGTCAGCAGGAATTCCTCGCTGACGCGGCGCGCGCCGGGGAAGCCCGGCGCCAGATGCTTGGTGTCGCGGTCGGGGATGATCCGCAGCGACGAAGGGAAGTCGTAGACCAGGCCCTCGCGCACGATGGTCTGGCCCTGCTGGGCGGACAGGTTCGCACCGACCAGCGCCTGTTCCTCGACCCCGGCCGCGCCGGGCTCGATCTTGGCGTCGGCGATGTCGGCCGTCAGGCGCTCGTAGGTCGAAACCTGCGGCGTGATGTCGGGCAAGGCGGTCTCGGTCGCCGGCCGCGGCGTCAGTTCGCGCTGGTAGCTGATCTTCAGATAGCCCGCGGCGCAGATCACTGAGCGGCGAACCAGTTGCTTGCACTGGGGCTTGAACGGCGGCTGCTGTTCGGCCAGCGCGTTCTTCAGCAGGATTTCCAGAGTCTTGCCGACGCTGTCCAGCATGCGCCGGCGCGTCAGCGCTTCCTGGATATCCTGCAGCAGCATGACCGTTTCGGGCGTCGGAACCCCGGTCCCCATATCGGCGGCGGCCGCCTCGAGGCTGGCGCGCTTGCCGTCCCAGACCGCGAAGTCCAGCCGCGGCCGGCGCTTGGCCACGAAGGTGGGGTCCTTGGCGTAGAGCTGCGCGATGCGCCGCTTTACGTGGCTCTGGGTGATGTTGATCTTGGCGCGCTCGTCGTCCTCGGTCTCGTTCGGCAGCTGCTTGCGCAGGAACTTCATGTCGTCGCGCATGCGCTTGAACGACGGCGCCCACTTCTTCTTGTCCTCGGCGACGTCGGCCTGGATCTTGGTGACGAGGGCCTTGCGTTCTTCGGAGACCTCCGGGGCGCCGCGCTGGATGCCGTTGTTGAATTCGTCCATCACATGCTCGCCATATTGATGCGGCGCTTCTCGTCGCGCGCGCGGAGTTTGGCCGCCTCTTTCACCCAGCCGAACGAGCCCACGCGGGGGCCGGTGTGCTCGGTCTTGGGCTTGGGCGGCGCGATCATCGTCCCCAGGCCGCGCCCAACGGTGGAGAGGGCGTCGGCGAAGTCGTCATGGGTGCCGTGCGGGAACTTCAGCAGCTCGTCCTTGGCGTCCTGGGTCCAGGAGGCCAGCTTCGGAAAGAACACCATGTTCATCGACATGCGGCCCTGGATCGCCTGGGCCTTCTTCTGCTTGTCGGTGTAGCTCGGGACCTTGGAGTGGGAGAGATAGACCTTCCGTTCGCGCATTCGCTTGCGCAGGAACGGGCCGATCGACTTGGTGATGTGGTCGTCCTCGGCCCACCAGGTGATCGGCTTCCACTTCTGGATCAGGTCGATCAGCTTCTCGACGACGACGTCGGTGGCCGCCCGGCGCCAGTAGGCGTCCAGCACCCAGATGTTGTCGTTCACGTCGACGCCGACGACCAGGATGCAGGTGCGGTCGTTGTTCTGCTTCTCGGCCACGGCGTGGTCGCTGGCCATGTAGACGCGCATCTTGTCCAGCGCAGGCACGTCGGCCGGGCCGTACAACTGGAAGTTCTCCGCCTTGAAGAACTCGCCCTCCTCGGCGGTCGGCCGCTGCTGGTAGAGCGCGTTGAAGCCGCGGGGGTTGTCGCGCTTGAAATTGAGCAGGTAGGGAAGGCCGAAACGCGACGGCCAGAGGGGAGCCCCAACGGGGCGACCGAGCAGATCGTTCTCCTCGGCGATGGCGGGGATGTTGATGATCTTCCACTCGGCCGCCCGCTCGGCGTTGTAGTTGGTGTTCTTCGGGTCCGTCAGCCGGCCGACCAGGTCGTCTTCATGCCAGCGGGTCTGGATGACGATGGCCTGGCCCTGGTCGTCCATGAACCGGCTCATGATGTCGTTCAGGAACCACTGCCAGAGGTCTTCGCGCGTGTTGGCGCTGTCGGCCTCCTCGGAGTTCTTCAGGGGGTCGTCGATGATGATCAGGTTCGCGCCGCGGCCGGTGATCGAGCCGCCACGGCCGACGAAGTAGAGCGCGCCGCCCTGCTTGGTCTCCATGCGGTCGGCCGCCTGGCTGTCGCGCTTCAGCTCGACATTGGGGAACACCTGGGCGTACGCCGTCTGGTTCATGATCGTGCGCACGGCACGGCCATAGTCGTCTGCGAAGGTCTGGTTGTAGGTGCCCAGCGCGACGTGGCGGTAGGGGTCGCGGCCCATGTACCAGGCGAGGAACCGCTTGGAGGTGAGCTCCGACTTCCCGTGACGGGGCGGGAACGTGATGATCAGCCGCTTGAGGCGCCCGGTCTCGACCTCCTCGAGCGCCTTCGCCAGGGCCCGGTGGAAATACTGGGCGTCGTAGCGGCTCTTGGTCGGATCGTCGGGATCCGACGGGTGAGGCATCGTCACCCGGGTGAATTCGATCAGGTCGTCCTTGGCCTCACGGATGGCGAGCAGCCGCTGGGCCGCGCGCAGCCGGCGGGCCTGTTCACCGTCCTGGATGGCCCCGGCGGCGTCCGCGGTCATCCGCCGGCCGAAATCAGCAGGGCCTCGTTCACGGCCGCGAGAATGTTGACGATGTGGGGGTATGCCACCGCAAAGGCCGACAGGGCGCCGAACACCGCCGCAGCGACGGCGAACAGGGCCTTGCCGCGGCCCATGAAGCCGACGGTGTGTCGTGTCTTCTGGCCCTCGACGGGCAGCCCGACGCGATGGGCGATGCCCTCCTGGTAACCTTCGACCTTGGAGACGCGGCCGCTCAGCCCGTCGACCTTCTCGTCGATCTGTTCGACCTTCTTGCCCACGTCATGGATGCACGCGTGCAGCGCCTGCATCTCGTCGGCCAGTATCTCCCAGGGATCGATCGGTTTGCGGGTGCGCTTGGGCAGGGTGGAGGCGGCCATCAGGACACCCGGAACGCGATGACTTGGCCGGGGCCGCCGTTGCCCAGGTCGTTGGCCGCGCTGGTAAAGCTACCTCCGGCGCCAATGCCAGCGCCGGCGCCCACGTTGAACGCCTGTCCTGGCGCACCCGGGAACTCGAGCGTGCCGGGCGCTCCCGCGCCGCCGTTCACCCCGCCCGACGCGCCACCTGCGGGCCCCAGACCGGCTTCACCCGCACCTCCAGACACCGCCCCGGCGGAGCCGGACAGCGGCCGGTCGCCGCCGGACGGGACGCCCCCGGCCGGAGCGCCGCTGAGGAAGTTCGCTCCCGCCGGACAGCTGACGACCTCGCCGTTAGGCAGGGTGATGGTGGTTGCGAGCCCGGAACCGCCGGCCGCCACGACGATCGTGACCCGTGCGCCCGCGGCCAGGAACACGGTTATCTCATCGTAGGCGCCCGAGGCGCCGGTCCCGGCGCCGGCGGTGCCGTTTCCGCCCGCGCCGCGGACGATGAACTTATAGCGGCCGGTGCGCGGAGCGACGAAGGTGTGCGTCCCCGGCGGATAGGCCACGCACGACGGCTGGATCTGCGTCCGCCGCGGATTGGTCTTCCTGTCGAGAGGGGCGGTCGCCTGGGCCACGTCGGTTACGCGGTCGCCGTGCCGGCCGCGGCCGAGACGTCGGCGACGGCAGGTGAGGTGAAGTTCTGGCCCTGGACGCTGACCACGATGCCCGTGGCGAACAGCGCCGACAGGGAGGCGTACAGCCGTTCGCCGCCGGCCAGGTACAGCGGGGTGTCGGAACTCCACTTGTCGAACTGGGTTTCGGGCAGTTCGGTCGTGGCGCTGAGAGTCCCGCTCGCCGGGACCAGCTCGTTGTCGATAAGCTGCGCCGCACTTCCGTCCGGCGAGAGGTATAGGTCGACGCGGGTGGCGGTGGCGAGCGTGCCCAGCGGCCGCGCCCATACCCGCGTGATCCACGCCCCCTCGGCGGGGGCGGTGTACACCAGGGTGGCGTCGGTGACGCCCGACAGCGTGGTCTTGGCTGCGGTCAGGGTCTTCTGGGCCGTGAACAGCTTTTGGGCGAAGAGGGGATCGCGCGAGAAGGACATCGGGCAGGGGTTCCTAGAGGGCCAGCGCCAAACGGCGGGCGTGGACGACGCGGGTGTCCAGGGCGGTGAGGGCCGTCAGATCGGCCTTGTCGGCGGGGGTGAAGTTGCCGGCGTGATGCACGGTCTGGCCGTTCACCTTCAGGAAGCCGGTCGGGATCAGCAGATCGAGGATGAAGCCCGCGCCGGCGGCGCCGTCGTCCAGGGCCACGTTCCATGTCCCGGCGGCGGCAGACTTGCGCAGTCGCAGCGCAGGCTTGCCGACTCCGAAGTCGGTCGGCTTGAGATCGAGGTAATCGGTCAGCGTGACGGCGTCGCTGGCCGAGACGGTCTGCTTGGCCAGGAAGATGTTGGCCAGGGCCAGCCCGGCCTTGGTGGCGATCTGGGCGGAGATGGCCGCGGTGTCGATGCTGACCTCGATGGCGCCGTCCTGCAGGGCAGCGAGCACATACGGCATCAGGTCGAAGACGACTTCCCAGACCCCGGCGGTCAGGTCGGTCGCGAATGCAGGGGCGGAGGTGTGGGCCTCGAGAGCGCGATAGAGGACGTTGTCCTCCCACACGGCGTCGTTCACGTCGTAGGCCGTGCCAGCCGCCCAGGTGGAGACCGAGCGCAGGCCCAGGGTCAGCTCCGGGGACACCTGATCGGGTCCGACGCTGGCGTTCGCCAGCTGGCCGTCATCCCGCTGGATCAGGGCCAGGTTGGCGCGGATCTGTCCGGCCGTCAGGGCGATGTCGTCGAACTCGTTGTCCAGCGACACGCCCGGCTGGGGCGTCGACGGACTGTTCGCCGTGTGGTCGGTGAACGAGAAGCCGCGGGCGTAGGGGGTGGGTTGGGGCATCAGCCGGCCAGACCCGTTTCGACTGCCTCGGCGATTGTCCCTCCACGGTGCAGCGTCACCGCCGCGGCGCCGCGGGCGGCGTGTGCCTTCTTCGAGCCCGGGTCGGCAAACGCGCCGTTGACCAGACGACGAACCTGGGTCATCGCCTCGGCCGCGAAGACACGGGGGTCCGTCGGCTCGAGGGCTAGGCGCAGATCGCGATGTGCGGCGTCGGTGATCATAACGGCCCCGGGCGAAGGATTGTCGCCTGATCATACGACAATGGGCTACAATCGCCAACAGGGGCCCATTCTGCAAAATTTGCCCGCTTTCTCGGACAGTGGGGTAGCCAGAATCGCGATTTGGCCGAGACCCCCTGCCGGGGGGTGGGGGCCAGGGTGCGGGCCTGCCCAGGTGGTGCGCGCCGCGCGCTCGAGACGGTGCGCAGTCTAGGCGAGACTGTGTATGTGCTGCCTAACCTATTGAAATTCCTAGGGCTGTGAGCCTGCTAGCCTGTGGCCTTGGGCGTTACGTCGCGCATTTCGCCGGGCAGGGGGGAAGATCCGCGGAGTCTGTCGACCTCGGCGCGCAGCTGGGTCAGGGTGAGCTCGCCCAACGGTTTGTCGTCCGCCGGCCGCTCCTCCTTCGGGGGCTGGATGCGGTCTAGCAGGGCCATGGCCATCTTCGCCCGCACGGCCTTAGCCTGCGGGGCTCTGTCGGTCATGATCTCCTCAATCACTTCCCAAGCCAGCTGGGCGCCGCGCCATTCGAGCTTGGCCTGGCTGGCCGCGATCAAAGCCTTTCGGACGGTGGGGTGGCGCAGGAGCAAGGCCCCGGTGCGTTTGGGGTCGGCGTATCCCTGGGTCTTCGCCGCTTCGGTGGGGTCGGTCCCGCCGGCCACGGCTTCAACGAAGACGGCCCAGTTGGGAGGGAGCTCGGTCACGACAAGGGCGGTGGCGCTCATGTCGTCCAAAATACGGCAAATGTGGCGTTCAGCCAACAATGCAACAAATATACCCGGGTACAAATAGGAAAGTAGTCCACAAACGGGACCGAAACCCCTTTTCAAAGACGGATTGTCGTCTATAAGTGTGTTAAGTCCACTTAAGGGCTACATGGGGAGTTCAGCATGTCCTTGACCCTTCGAATAGCAGAAGCCGCGCTGGAGGGCGTCGTCCTCTTCGCCTTCTTCGCATCCATCTACATCAGCGTGCCCGTTCTCGTGGCCGCGATGTCGCCCGTAGTCGGGAGATAGACGACCATGGCCGCCAAAAAGCCGAAAACGGTCGAGATCACGCTGCGGGTGCGCGTGCCCGCGGATTGGAGCGCCGCCCATGCCAAGCACGAGGTGAGCAGCGCCTGGTACGGCGAAATCTACGCCCTAGGCCCGCCCACCCAGAAGATCCTTCGGGAGGAGGTCTCGCTGTTCCCGCGGTGGTCGAAGGCGCGCGTCGTCAAGAAGGGCGCCTGATCGCGAGGACAGGTCGCCCGCCCCGCAGGGGAACGCGGACAAGCGAGCGGCCTTCCCGCGCGATCAGGCGCGATAGGGGAGGCTTCTATGACAGAATTCATCTTGGACACGTCGGGGACGGTCGGGCCGCATGTCGCGCCTGGTTGGACGAACCTACCTCGCCCCATGCTTTGGTCCGATCTCGACCCCTTCACTCAGGGCTATGTCGAGGCGCTGTTCCTCAGTATACCCGAACAGCTCGATGTAGAGCGCGCCTGCTGGAAAGAGCGCCCGAAGTTCTCTGACCTAGCCCCGGAAGCCCTGGCGTCGATCCTCGCGGTCTGCGCAGGGTCCGGCCCCCGCATGGGGCGCGCAGAGGGCGCGGCGTTCTGGTGCGATCGTCAATCCCACAAACTCTGGCCCGTGTACCCGCCCCTCACCCTCGACCTGGGCGACGACGGCAAGGTCCACCTGTCGTGACCCGCGCCGTCCTCTCCTACGCCGTGCTAATCGCCGTCATGCTGGCCGCGGCGTGTCTCATCGTCTGGCTGCCGCCCTAGGATCCTGCAGCCCGTCGCATAGCCCCATAGTCCTAACCGCCTCCTGACAAACCAGGGGGCGGTTTTTCTATGCGACGATGCATCTCTTGGGCCCTGGGCCCCGTGCGACGATGCAATCTCTCAGGCGACTAGGCGACCAGGCGACGAGCTCACCCCACCGTCGCAAACCAGTGCCAGGCCATCAGCGCCACCGCGACGCCGGCCCCACAGCCGACCAGGATCGCCACGCCGTAGAGCAAGCCTCCGGCCGATCGCACGAAGTCCCGAATATCCCCTCGCATGTCGCCTAGCCCTCATCGCCGACGAGAAGCGTAACCGATGCGACGAGGGTTGCAAAACAGGAGCCTGAAAAGGTTGGACCCCCAGGCTCGAAGCGCTGGGGGTCCGGGGCGATGCGGGGGAGGCGTGCCCAAAGCGACGGCCCAGGAGAGTCGGGCGCCGGTTGCCAGGAGAATGTAGCCCATTAGCCGTCTCCTTGCAAGACGTCTGTCGCCTGGGGTAGCGGGAGTGTCCGGCGGGCAGGGTGGGGGCCAACTCCGTCTGTCCCTTGTTCCTTGTCCCTTGTGTGATTCTATTACTTTCCCCACGCCTCTCCCGTACCTGACTCCCCCTATTTCCTCTCTCACGTATATAATTTAGAAGAATCACAAGGGACAAGGGACAAGGAGCTAGCCGTTTCCTTATGCGGTAAGGCTTTGCGGCTGTCCCTTGTGGCTGTCCCTTGTGCCGATCCGCCCCCTCGCCACAAGGGACAAGGGACAAGAAAAACCGGCCCAAGTCGCCCGGAGCCGGTTTTAATACGACATTTTGTCGATTTGATTTTTACCGGAACGCAGCGTCCACGCCACGCCGGTCCCTCGCGTCGCCCTCGGCCTTCTGTTTCGCGAACAGTTCGCGGAGCTCCACAGGGGACAGATCGCGGTAGATCGCCCCCCGTCGGAGGGCCCAGATGCGCTTGCTCCCCTCCATTCCGTCCAGCCGCAGCTTCTCGGTTACGCACTCAGCCCCCACTGCCCGGAGCGCCCGGGCCAGTTTCTGGCCGCTGACCGGCTGGCCCTTGAACCGGACGTGCTCGGGCACGAGCGCCGCGATCTCCTCGCACAGAACCAGGTCGCGGCCCCAGACGCCGGAATCCTCTTCGACCCCTTCCTCGACCCACTCCTGCAGCGGGGTGCGCGACATGCGCCGCATCTCGGCCTTGGCTTCCGTCATCGGCGCGCGGCCCTTGGCGTCGAAGCCGCGGAGATCGCGGGACAGCATCCAGCGGATCACCTTCTCGCTGCCGCCGGCCTCAAGCCAGGCCCATATCGCGTCGTAGCGCTCCTGGGGCAGGGGTTCGCCGTCGTTCCAGGTGACGAAGTAGCGCCGGTCGCCTTTCGAGAGCGCCATCGCGTCGTCCTCGTTCGTGAAGAACACGGTGGAGACGATGTTGGGGACGAAGAACTCCTGGCGGTGCTTCATATTCACCGGCAGGGCGTCGGGTGGCGCGGCGACGAGCGGCTTCAGCCGGTTCATCGTCTCCTTGCGCTCGAAGTTGTGCATTTCCTGAACGACGACAAGCTTAGCGCCCATGAGCCAGGCATTGAACGGCGCCGCCAGGTGCTGGGGGCCGATCTCACGCGTGTACGCGCGCCCTACCGCGCGACGTAGGGGTTCCAGCAGCGTGTCCTTGCCGATGCCTTCGATCCGCGAGCCCAGCACGATCGCGTGGTGGATCTTCTGCCCGGGGAACTGTGCCGTGAAGGCCATCCAGTTCAGGATGTGCTCGCGCTCGGCCTCCAGGGGCACGACGTGGGCCGCCAGCTCAAGAAACGGCGCGATATCTCTCGCCGTCGCTTTGTCGGGCAGGGGGCGGCGCAGCGGCGGCGCGCGCCACACATTGAAGCAGGGGCCTTGCAGGTCCGGCAGATCCTCCTCGACGATGCGGCCGGCGCCTGGGCGGAACGTCAGATTGACGAACGAGCGACGGGTGTGGGTCGACGCGTCCTTGAATATTTTCCAGGCCGACACGCCCTTCTCTGTGGGCAGGACGCGGAATTCGAACTGTTCCTGGTTCAGCAGCGCGCCGCTTTCCAGGTGGACCGCGCGCTGGGCGCCCTCGATCCAGGCGTAGCGATCGAACATGTTGCCGGTGCTGTCGTGCAGCTGGGCCTCGTTCTCGCCGAGGGCCAGCGCTTCCTGGTCGTCCATCGGCGCGAAGTCCTCATCTGCCGCGCTGAACGCGCCGCCGCTGGCTTCCGCGGCCTTCTGAGCCAGCCAGCCCCAGCCCTTGCGGTAGGGCGGCCGGAAGCTGTCCCACTTCTGCCTGGTGACCTCGGGGTTGTAGTTGGGCGCCTGGGCCGACCACTCGTCGAACAGCGCGAACCCTTCTTCCGATCCGCCGGTGGCGGCCTTGGTGGCCACCATGACGTCGATCCATTGGTCGTAGCTGTTCACGCCTCGTCCCCCTGCCAGCTGAACTTGCGGAGGGTGACGGGTGCTGCCGGCCTTTTTGCGCGCCGCGTCGTCATCCTGGCGAGCACGCGCTCGACTACGGGGTCGACGCCTTCATCAAAGATCCGGCGAGTGAGGCGCGTCTGGTCTGGGGGCGGGACTTGCCCTGAATAGGGCCGGTATCGGCCGGGTCTGCGCGTAGTCGCCTTCATGAGGCACCGTTGGGGATGGAGGAAAGAGCGCGCTCGACCGCGGCCAGCGAAGGGGCGGACAAACCGTCCTGCCAGACCTCCGCATTACTGCCCGTAGCGCCGCGCGCGTGTTCTACGATCTCGGCGCCGACGACCTCGACCAGATACCACTCCAGCGCGTCGAAAAAGTCGTCGAGCTCTACCGTGGTGACGGGCGTCAGATTCTGTGCGCCAATGGTGGCGGGGGTTTCGTCCCCGCGCCACCAGTACGGTTTCAGCGTCTTCGGGTGTTGGCCTTCCACCACATATTGCTGGCCATCACCCAACAGCTCTACGGCATGGACGGGACGTTCGAAACGACCGTCAGCGCCCGCGCCGGCGGCGTCTTCGGGACATCCTTCAGCCACAGGGTCATCCGCCCGTTGATCAGGACGCCGGTCAAGCAGGCCCAGGTGTCCGGGGCCAGGTGCTGGAGATCGTCGTGGGAGACGAAACGCCAACCGTCGTTTTTTAAAGCCTGCTCCTGAATATACGAGAAGTCGCCGGGATCCTCTGCCGAAGCGACAGGGGGCCAGACCAAGGTCAAGTAAGGCGGAGATTTCAACGGCATCGGCTATCCCCCCGTCATCGATATCAATGTCGAGCGCTGGATATTTCCGTCCCTGGAGCCCAGCGCCCGCATTCCAAGTCGACCACGCAGCAAGGTCTTCCGAACACGCAGAATGCAGTGTCCACTTTCCAAAGCCGAACCACCCTGCGGCAGATTGTCGCCCCGGGACCTTACCACGTGACTTGAGCAGATTACCCCTGCCCGGCGAGTCCTGGTGGACCTCTGCGTCGGGGGGCAGGATAGGTAGCAGCTCGGTCGTGAAACCGGCCTGGCCATATTGGTCGAATGACATTCGTCCCCTCGCAGTCGTAGGGCACGTAGCCTACTTTGAGCGTTTATGATCGACAAGGCTCCACCTCCGCTTTCCCCGCGTGCGATCGCCGGCTAAGGCCCGCGCGTCGTGTTCTCTGTTCCTGATGTTCTCATTCTGTTCACGTCTGTTAACGCGGTCGAGTCAAAAGCGACGCTTCGCGTCCCCGTTGCGACCGATACTGACGCACCATGGTGCACCTCCGCCGCTAGTCGCGGCGATTCCGCGATGATCTGCGTCAGGAGATCCAGGCTTTCGCACGCCGCCCGCGGGCCCTCGAGGCTGGCGAGCGCGGCGCCCGCATTGGCCAGGATATCGCGAAGGACGCGTGGCCGATGGACGGCGGGGGTTTCCCGCAGGGCATGGACGACGAGACCGGCGGCGTCGATCATCGCCCCGCCCCCTGGTCCGCCGCTTCGACCTGTGCGGCTGCTTGGCCTTCGGTCTTCGCTGGTCTCGGAGGGGAGGCAGAGAGCGCTCTAGCCCACATTTCCATTTCGACGGCCTCGCCGCGGAAGTGCTTCGTCGGGATCGCGTTCCGCATAGCCCTGGTCTGAATGAGCGGAACCAGCACCCACCCTTCAGGCACGGATACCGTCTGTTCTCCTGAGCGGGGGAGGGCGAGGATCTGATCTGCGATGTGGAGAGCGTCTGGATCAGTTGACGCATACATCGGACCTTCGACGTTTTCGAAGATGATCCGCGCGATAGCTTCCCGGTCGGCGCTCATGTCGAGACCAGCCATCAACCGTCCTCCCCGCGCAGTAGGCCGTTTTCGTCGTTGTGGGTGGCGCCATCGCCGCCGTCGAACAGGCCATTCAGCTCGGCGACGACCAGAGCGCCCTGCCTGATGTCGGCCCCGCCCTCAGCGAACCACCTGAGCGTCCCGCCACCGGACCCGCCAAAGATCATCAGACCCATGGCCTTGGCGTCCACGGCGGCCTTGCTGATGCGCCGGGCGATGCTGGCGACATGTTTGGGGTCCAGGCCAGCGAACTCGCACTCGTCCTCGTAGACGCTCATGATGTCCGGTCCTCGGGTTGAAGGGCGGCGCGGCCGGCGTCCACCTCGGCCGGATCGCGAGCAACGCCGTCAGCGTCCAGCCACGTTTCGATGAGGGTGTCCCCGGTGTCGCAACTGGCCTGGTCGCAGTGGCTCTGCGAGAGCGTGTGAACCCAGGCCGGGATATCCGGGTCAATCGAGCGTTCGTACAAAGCCGTTCGCCCGCATCGTTCGCACTTGATCACGAGGTGAAGGGCGGCGCGGCCGGCATCCGTCGCCACCAATTCACGGAGCTTTATGGTGCGGTGCGCGAGGCCAAAGGCGATCAGCGCCGCTGCGGCTTCCGATCCGTAGTCGACCGTTGCGGGGAGCTTGCGGAGTAGTCTCCACTGAGCGGGCGTCAGCTTGGCGGCGCTCATGTCCGTTGTCCTGGGTTCGGGTCGGAATTGGCGCGGCGCTCAAGCTCGGCGAGCGTGACTTGCGCCTCGGCGAGCCAATCGAAGGCTTGCCGGCAGCGCTGTTGCGCCTCGAACAGATCGCGCTTGGCGGACCTAATAAGCGTGGGCGTATCCACGAGCGTTGGGTCGCTGGTTGTCATCCCCCTTCTCCTGAGCGATGAGCAGCAAGGGCTTGGCGGGCGATGTCCTGCGCGTCGTTCAGGCCGTCGCAGCCGTCGCCGTTGATGATCCGCTCCAGCGCTTCGGCCAGTCCCGATGGATTGGGGGAAGAGGGGCCCGCATCCGTTGCTGAGAGTGCTGCCTCGCTTCGCTGCGGCCCCGATGGGTCGGTCTCCGATGGATTGTTCACCCAGTCGCAGGGCAGCGCCCCGCATGCCGGGCACGGCTCGACATCGTGCCTGCTCTCAGCACCGGCTCGCTCGATTACGTCTTCAGCCGTTGCGAACCATGAGCGGCATGTGGCCTTGGCGGTGTCGGTCTGGCCTGCCGGGCTGTAGCCCTTCGCGAGCGGAAGGATCAGCTGCAGTGCGTCGAGGACTTCAGCACCGGAGACCCCCTGTTCCTGTTCGGCGAGCTGACTGCGAAGCATCATCGCCGTTAGCTCTGCCCAGTGTCGGGGTTGGAACTGAAGCCGTCTGCGTCCGAGCTGTTCGATGTCGACGGGGTGACACCCGCTGTCCGCGCAGATGTCGCACCACGCGTCGTTCATGGCCGTCGCGACCATTTCATCCGTGAGGGTAGCCGCCCCCTGTTCCTGGCCTCGGTTAGAGGTGGGGGAGGCGAGGGCGGCCAGCACTTCGCGAGCTTCATCCAAGTCGAGACTGATCCGTGCTCCGCCAGCGTCAGCCATCATGATGCGGATTTGCCATTCAGCGATCAGGTCTGCCCTGTCGCCCGAGCCCTGATCAGCCTTCTGATCTATCTCCCCCTCTCCAAGTAGGGCGAGAGCTGCTTCTGCCTCTTCAGCGCGCGTGACATCGTGGGCGAGCCCATCACCGGGGCCGCGCTCCGCTGGATTGGTCATGCGGCTTCTCCGAATAGGTCTGCCTGGGCTTCGAGAGTGACGATCTGACGGGCTTCAAATTCGGCCACCGCAATTTCCACCGAGGGCGATGCAAACCGCCAATCGCCCCGGTAGAAGTCGCAGTCGATGCCGCAACTTGGACCCAATGTGATGCCGGTCTGCTTGTGGAACCGCGCGTATGCCGCGTTGTCCTTCTTGCTGAAGGGCGCGTCCCCGCTGAGCTTGAACGGCACCGATCCGCTCGGGAGAATGAACGCCCCGACGTCGGCCAGCCGCGCCGCCACGGCGACCACGTTTAGGTCCAGCGTGACGCCTTGCAGCGGGCCGCCCTTGCCGAACGGCGGGTTAGAAATCGCGAAGGTGAAGCGCCCCAGATCCGGCAACTCAAAGACGTTGGCGCAAATCCACTCGGCGTCGGGAAGCACCTTACGGCCAATGGCGACATAGTCGGGGTTCATCTCGACGCAGACGATGCGAGATGGGCCACGGCCCCATTCCCGCGCTCGCTCGTGAAGGGCGAACGACAGGCACCCGATGCCGGCGCACAGGTCGATCACGGTATCTGACGCGCCATCACCGACTTCAACGGTGAACGTTCGCGCCAGTTCGAGGGGCGTGAAGAAGGCGCCCGACGCGCTGTTGAGGTGGGTCGCAGACTCCTGCCAATTGTTGACCACAAACTCCCGCTCATCGAGGTTGAGTACGTCCTGCTTCAACATCTCAACAGCTTGTTGGTGACTTTTGATCTGAGCTTTGGAGAGCTTGGCCATCAGCCGCGCTTTCCATCGGAGTGCTGCTGAGGTGACGAACTCGCTCGCGATAGGCCAGCACGTGCTGCGATCTGATCTTCCGTCAGACCCCGCCGCGAGCGCTTATTCCAGTAGCGCTTGGCCTCAGCCCATGTTTCGCCCGTGGTGCTCGGCCTGACGCACTCGCCAAAGTATTGCGAAGTACAGCCGACGAAGACCTTGGTCGGTTCGCCGCCGTGCCAGGATAGGAAGTCGGGCCGTCGGCCACAGAACGGACAGTGGCGGAGCTGCACTCTCAGTTTCGCGTGTGACAGGCCGGTTTGCTTCTCGGCCGTGATTTCTTGTTCGCTCACGGTCTTCATCTCCGCTGTAGGAAGGGGGTTGGCGCCGGACGATACCTGCGCGGCTTCAGGCGATCGCGGTCGTCCAGCATGTTCTTCATCTCGGCCGCCGCGGCGCGCAGCGCCCGTTCCGAGACGACCTCACCCAGCCCCAGGAGCTTGCGCACCTGCTCGAGTTCTTCCTGCTGGCGGCTGTCTTCGCAGTCGGGCGCCTTGCCGGCGCGGTGTTGGGCCGGATCGCCGAAATAGCGGGCGGTCACGACGCCGGACGACACCGCATGGCTGCGGCAGTAGCCTGGCAGGAAGGAGCTCACGCTGCACCCGACAGGTGGACCTTGCCGTCGTCGCCCAGGTAGGGCGTGAGGGGCGGGAAGTACGCGTCTTCGCCAGCCTGCCTCCGTTGCCAGAAGCGGCCGCCCTCGTAGCCGTTTGGCGTATCCAAGGACCCTGCTGTTTTCGCCTCACAGTCCCGCAGGATCAGCGCGAGGGTTTCGGGGGCGAGGTCGGAGAAGCCCCGGAACTTGGCCAGCGGGTCGAGGCTACCATCGAAAGCGCTCGCGAATAGCGCCTCGACATAGCCCTGAGTGAAGGGGGCGAGGTCGGACCACAGATGGTTGCGGATCACGCTGCCCGGCGAGCGAGGCAACATGACGCTTCCGGTCGTATCCAAGGCAAAATTAGCTGCGCTCTCGGGCGCCGCCGTCTCCTGTTTGTTTCCCATTTTCCCCTCGAACTCTCCGTTTCGTAGAGGACCGTACCACCCGTTTGTCGCCTGTCAATCAACAAACAGACGACGACTCTACAATTCGGCGCCCTCTACTTGCCGTAGCGACGACCCACGCTGGTTTTCGCAGCGACGGGTAGCCCTACGGCCCAGTCGGGAACGATCGAAAGCTCCGCGTTGTACTCCTCGGCGGTGACGCCGGCGCCCAGCTCACAGTCCAGCTCGTCATGGACCTTCAGGATCACGCCCCAGCCGCGCGCCTTGAAGCGCATCTTGGCGGCCATGATGATTTCGCGCGCCGTGGCCTGGACGCCGTTCTGGAAGATCAGGCCGCCATAGGACTTGGTGCGCTCGTAGCGCCGCGTGACGCTGTTCAACGTCATGTAGGTCAGGCCGCGCTTCTTACTGCCCCAGGGCGTCTCGATGTCGGCCAGCTTCGGGTCGACGAAGGAAAGGAGTTTGCCATTTGGCAAACGACACCAAAGGATTCCGCCGGCGCAGGCGTACGAGAGCCGCCCGACGGTGTAGCGCTTGCCGGGGTTCTGCACCGCGGCGATGGCGGCTTCTTCGCAGTCGGCCCACATCTGCACGATTTTAGGGTGCCGGGCCCGCCAGGCGTCGACCACGACGCGCAGGGCGGTCCACTGGTCGCAGGGCAGGGAGAAGCGGTTGTCCTCTTGGAATTTCGCTTCCGCCGCGTCCCACAGGTCCGCCGGAACGGACGCCCTAACGATGGGAGCCACCTGCTCGGGCGTCACCCCGTAGTTCGCGGCCATGGTGATGAACGCGCCGTGGCCGCCCTGGAACTGCAGCGAGAGCTCCACGACCTTGCCGACCTGGCGGCGGTCGTCATCGTCGTCGATGTCCTCGGGCGTGATGCCGAACACGCCGGCCGCGGCCACCTTGTAGAGGTCGGGCCCGGTCTTGGCGTCGTAGGCGGCGAAGGCGTCGAGCTTCCACTGCTCGCCGGCCAGCCACGCGGCCACACGGCCCTCGATGTTGGCCAGGTCGCCCACGAACAGCAGCTTGCCTTCCTCTGCCCGGATCATCCCGCGCAGGCAGGAGGCGATGACCGACATGGCGGGCCCCCACAGCTCCAGCCAGGCCGGATCCCGAGAGGGCAGGGTGGCGAAGATCGCGTCGATGGCCTTCTGCTTGAACTGCGGCCGCGGCAGGTTCTGCGGCTGCACCAGCTCGCCGGCGTCGCGCCCCGTGCTGGCCCCGTGGTAGCGCATGGTGCCGCGGATCCGCCCGTCCTCGCAGACGCACGCCAGGATCGCCTTCAGCTTGGCCGTCGACGACTTCGCCGCTTCCTGCCGGATCTCCAGCACCCGGCGGACGTTGTGCGGCAGTTCCCGCGACAGCGCCTCGGCCAAGTGGGCCTTATCGAGCGAATCGACGTCTACACCCTGCCCAGAAAGCCATTCGGTCATACGGGCGACCTGGGAGATCGTGGTCACCGCGTTGCGGGTGATGATCGCCACCTCGCGGTTCAGGGCCTCAGTGCATTTGCCGACGATGGCCAGCGCGTGGTGTACCGATTCAATGTCGATCGGCAGCCCGCGCTCGTTGACTCGGCAGTTCTCCAGCCAGATTTCGCGCTCGCCGGGCGACAGGGGCCGCATGCGCGCCGCGGCGCCGCGCTCGATCACGACGTCGTTCGCGCAGTATTTATAGAGCCGGTCGAACTTCTCCGGCACGTCCTCGGGTTCCCACCAGCGGATGGCTTCGCCGGGCTTGGACCGCGGCCTGGACACCTGCATCATGATCCGCCGGCCGGTGTCGTCCTTCTCTTCCTCCATGCCCAGGGCTTTCACCACGTCGCCTAGGCGGCGCGGAAGCGCCATGCAGGCGGCCATGGCGGCGGTGCAGTGCCAGCGCTCCAACGCGGGTACGGGCCACCCGTACTTGGGCCCCAGCACCTGCTCCCAGAGATTGTGCTCGAACATGGCGTTGAACGCCCAGATCGGGCCGTCGCTGTTCAGCACGTAGTTCGCCAGATCGGCAGGCACGGGCTCGCCGCGGATCCACGTCCGGGGCTCCTCGTCGTCGAAGGCGTAGCAGGCCACCAGCACGTCGGTCGTGGGGTGACGGGCGTAAGCGGCCGCGCCGGCCTTGGGCAGATCGCAGGCGGATCTGGTCTCCAGGTCGATGCTCATCCTCGTATAGGCGACTGTGGGCGACACTTCGATCATGCGGAAACCTTCGTTCGGGCATTGGGGACGATGAATGGCGTCGTGCCCTCGCTGAGCGCGTGGACTCGTGCGGCAAAGAGCAGGGCTTCGGCCGGGCTGTTGGCGTCCCGCCCCTGCTTGCGTGCGGCGAAGGACCAGGCCATGCTATCAGCGCTGTAAAGCAGCTCTCGGATTTCCTTCACCTGCAGCGCGGTGATCTTGACGCCGAAGCCATGCAGCAGGATGTCCGGTCGCTCAGCCTTGATCGCCCGCAGGATCTCCAGGACTTTCTCGGGCGACCCCTGGCGCTTACAGACGCTGCCGACCCCGACCCACATGCCCAGCGTGATCCGGTCGCCGTAGTCGCGCAGGTGCTGGACGTAGTCCTCGGGTGTCCACCCCTGCAGCACCGGCATGAGCGGGACAACTTCGGGGGTGAAGCCCGCGAAATGGGCGAGATCGGCCAGCGGCGCGAACTCCGCCAGAATGGCATCGTAGCGCTCAATCGTCAGGAGCTGATGGTCCGGCACGGTCAGGCCTGTGCGTTCTAGGATCATCGCCTCGCACATGAAGTCCTGGCTGACGACGATACGAAGTCCGGGGACGGTTAGCCACCTAGCGGCCGCGTGCGCGTACTCCGCCGGCGTGTGGCGATAGTGGCCGTGGTTGGAAATCTCCGTGAAGGCGCCGCTGTCGAGCATCCAGCCTTCGGCCGGCGGCTCGAAGTCCCCAACCCGCCTGCGCAGCGCATTGATGCTGACGCAGGCGAAGAGAAGGTGCTTGCACGAGGAGGGGTGATGCATCCCCGTGAAGAAGAATAGGTCGTCAGCCAACGGCGAGTTCGTTCGCCCGGAGGACCGCGTCTTCGTAGGAATGGACGATGGCGTGGCTGTGGTACCGCAGCCAGGGGGAAATGCTCATGCCTGAAGGGCACACCACGACGACAGGTTTCCCGATCATCCAGGCGTAGATCACCTCCATAGCCGTGCCCCAGGAGGGCTTGTCGCAGCTGACCAAGACGGCGTCCGCACGGGTGACGTCGATCTTGTCGAGTTCGACGATCTCTCGGACGCTTTCGGCTTCGCGACCGCGGTAGTCACGGCGCATGGGGTCTAGGCAGTCGCCGGGCCACAGGGCCTTGACCGCAGTCCGCCAGTCGTTCGCTTCGGCGTCGGTGCAGCCGTTGATAGGGCCGCAGAGGTAAAGGGTCTTCAAGGGGTAATCTCCAGGGTTGCGCCCAGCCCTTCGGAATCTCGCCAGGCTTCGATCTTGGTGGGCTCGAGGTGTTTCAGCTGCCCGGCGAGCCAGAGGACGATCCCTTCGTTTGTGGCGTCCATGCCGAGGGTGTCGGCCAGTCCTTGGCTGACGAGGCGGCTCAAAGCGGTCTGTAGCCCGGCCCGAATTTGTCGGCCGTCGACACGGTCCTTCGGTGCGTAGTGAAGTCGGACGCGCCAGCGATGGGCGTGCATGCGCTGCGCGAAGGGGGCGTCGTGCCACCCCGTGAAGGTGCACTCGGCATGGCTAGTCAGTTTCATGCTTTCCCCTCTTTCAAATTGAGCAGCGCCCACTCGAGACGTTCGCGGACGAATTCCGATCGGGTCTGGCCCAGCGCCTCGGCCGCGGCGTCGATGTCGGCCATCGTCTCCGGGTCGAGGGAGACGCAGAGCTGTTTCATCCGCTGGCAGGCGCGGGGCGGCGTGCGCCCGCTCACGCCGCCATTCCCAGCCACGTCGGCCCGAAGGCGGCCCAGCGCTGGCGCTCGGTCATGAAGTAGATGACCCGCCAGCCGTCGGGGCTGTGGCGGCTGATTTCGCCCTTCGCCACCAGCCGGCGGACGGTATGGCGGACGACCACGCCCTCAAGCCCCGTGATCTGGGCGATGCGGGCGGCCGTGGCGGTGATGTGCGTCTCGAACAGGTCCAGGACCGCCCGCTCGTTGTAGCCGCGGATGCAGCGGTGATAGCGGATCATGCCGTCAGGGCCCGGGCCACGACCGGATCGAAGGCCGCCAGCCGCAGCGCCGCCCGGGAAGGCGCGGGAGGCGCTGGGGCCGGGCAGCGGGGGCGCCATGTCTGGCTCTTGAACGTCTTTCCCAGCCGCCGCGCCTTGCCGATCGCGGCGTTGCGGCTGACCTTCAGGAGTTTCGCCGCCTGGCCGCCGCTGCGCTCCTGGGCGATCAACTGCTCGAGCAGGGCGACCTTTTCCGTGGTCCAGGTTTCAGCGGGCATCGAACGCCGCCCACTGCTTGATGAGCGCTTCGCCGGCCTTGGTCAGGCCGTAGAAGTTGGTGGGCTGGCCGCCGCTGGGGGTTTTGCGCGAGTCAGCGACCCGCACGTAGCCGTTCTTGCGCAGGTAGTGGATGCGCGAGTGCGTTTTGTGCCCATCGCTCTCCATCAGCACCGCGATCTGGTGGATGGTCTTCGGTTTGTCCTGCATCGCGCGCAGGACGCGCAGGCCGACGGACATCTCCCGTGGGCGGCGCGGCGGCGCGGGCTCGTCGGGCACGCGCTCGATCTGGTCGAGGCTCAGGCCCAGCAGCGCGGCGCACTCCTCGACACCCAGCGGCGTCAGACGGTAGCCCCGGCCCCAGCTGGTCTCGATCCGATCCGCGCCGATCTTCTTGCGCATCTTGCAGATGAACACGTCGACGATCTTGATTTCGGGTTCGTCGGCGCTCCCGGAGTAGAGCGCGTCCATCGTGCTCTCCTTCGTCGCCAGCCCGCCCTTCTTCTGGAAGAGGTGCGACAGGACTTTCGCCTCCGTGCCGGTCAGGCCCCAGCGGGCGGCGAAGGCGGTCTCCGCCGACCTGTCGCGCACCAGGCCGAGCTCGCGCCGCAGATGGGCGACCTCTTCCTGCAGGCGCTCGTTCTCGTTGCGCACGGATTGCTCTGTCAGCAGCATCTCAGGCGTCCTTGGAGGGGGTGATGGTCACGGTGACGCCCGGGGTCGCGCCGTAGACCTTCACGGCGTGGATGTGCGTCACCAGCTTGTCGTCGGTGAAGGCGACCCGGTTGCAGCCGTCCAGGACGGCCTTCAGGACGTTGTCCAGATCGGGCAGCTTCGTGGGTTCGATCTCTCCGGCCAGCATCGCTGCCCGCTTCGTCGCGTTGGCGCCGGCCGGGATGGAGAACTCCGCCCGCATGTAGACCGAGACCGGGCCTCCGAAGGGTGCGGCTCCGTCGAGCGCGCGCGCAGCCGCCAGGCTGACCAGGTTCTCGTACGAGGCGGTCTTGTCGTCGGTGTAGGTGCGGACGTGGCCGCCGGCGCTGGAGAAGCGCGGCCGTCCCTTACCGCGAGGGTCGCCGGGCACGCGGAACTCGAGCGTCATATCGCCACCGGCCGCTCGGCCAGGTGCTCAAGCATGCGCCGCTGGGTTTCCGGGGGCAGGGTGCCCTCGCGCTTGAACTGGATCTCCCAGGACAGGAGATCGTGCTCGGTGATGGTGCGTGCCGGGTCGTGGGGTTGGCCGAGCAGGTGCCCGAAGGTCTTGTGGCTCATGGCTCTCTCCAGAGAGGGTGTCGCCCGTAGCCGTGCAGAACACGACTACGGGCGACAGTTTAGTCAGCAAACATCGCGTCGACGTCCGCGCCGGCCGCGTCTCCGACGGGGGCGAAGTCGTCATCGGCCCGGGCGCCGCCACCTCCCAGCGGGTCGCCGCTGCGGGTCTTCTGGACGTTGTTCATCCAGAACGAGACGCCGGCGTTGCCCTTCACGCTGTAAGCGAACGGGTGGACCGTCACCCGGCCGTAGTCGCCGCCGGTGATGTCGCCGGTCTCCAGCTTCACCAGCTTGCCGGTCGCGGGGTCGACGGTGGCGCCGACGACGCCGGGCTGGTTCTTCGATTTCACCGACAGCATGACGTAGCCGGGGAAATCCTCCTCCGGGTAGTAGGAGGAGCCGTCCTTGGTGCGCTGCTTGGCGCTGGCCTTACGGAAGGGGCTGCGGGCGCCTTCGGGGGCGCCGGAAGGGAACTTCTCCTTCATCGCAGCTTTGGCCGCGGCGACCAGGCCGGCGTACTCCGGGGTCTTCTGCTGCTCGGGGGAGATCAGCAGATCGCACTCGTAGAAGGAGTCGCCTTTGTCGTTGGCCAGGCCCTTCTCGAAGAACTTTGGGAATTGGCCGAAGCGGACTTCGGGGGTCCGCAGGGATTGGGGTTGGTCGGTCATGGTGTCCTTGTCTTAGTTCGAGGGTTGGTTGTCGTCGGGGAGCGGGGCGTACCAGCGCGTGCGGTGCGAAACCGCGCTGTCGAAGGCCACCAGGCAGCCGGACAGGAAGTCCGCGAGGATGAAGTCGGGGGTGTCGGACCCGCCTTCCATGCTGTTGCTGTTGATCAGCGTCTCCAGGCCCTCGCGGAAGGCGCTGCGCTGGCGGGCGTCTTGGCCGTCGGGAACTCCGGCCTCAGTGGGTGTGAGTTCAGGCATCGTGCTCTCCTATGCGGGACCGAAGTCATCTTGGGCCGACCGTTTAGGTGCAGCCTCCGCCCGCCGATCCGTTTCGCGGGCTAGTGTCACGCCGCTGCTTTCGGCCACGACGAGCGCCTTCAGGGCGTCGCGTTCGTGCTTAGGCAGCAGCTTCTCGATCTGCGCAGGCGAGCGCAGCTTCTCCTCGACGATCTGGTCGGGGGAGAGTTCGAACTGGAAGGCCAGGCGGCCCTTGACGATGTCCGGTTCGCCGGCCCATTTGCGCACCGCGCGCTTGGGAACCAGCTTCCAGCCGGGGATTTTCGCCCCGCCCTGGGCCCGGGTGAACATCTCAGACCGAATGGCCCGGATGCCGTCCTCGATCAGGTCCATCTTGTCGGCCAGCCGCGCCAGATCCTCGCCCGTCAGATCCGGGGCGATGACGTCGACGAACTCCTCCTGGGCCTGGGTGATGGCGACATCGCGCAGGGCAGGGCAGATGCCGGCCGCCGGACAGAACTTGCAGTGCTCCCCGGCGAACAGCGGCGCGTTGGGGTCTTCCGTCGCCTGGGCCGCCGAACGCAGATCGGCCTCGAAGTCCATCAGGCTGACCGGGTCGGTGACCCAGCGCCGGACGGGGCCGTCACGGTGCGGCGCGCGGGGCTGGACGATAACCAGCTCCACCTGCGCGATGGCGATGCCCTTCAGCGAGGGCACATTGATCATGCCCAGGCCGTAGTAGGCCAGCTGCGGATTGTTCTCGACCTCCACCGCGTGGCCCTTGCCGTGCTTGTAGTCGATCACGCGCAGGGTCTTGGTCTTGGCGTTGTAGATGCCGGCGTCGCCAGTCCCGAACATGCCCTTCCAGACGTGGTTCAGGTCGAACCGATGTTCGATCAGCAGGATGTCGCCGTCCGCCCTGCAGTAGTCGGCCTTGATGACGTCGACGTAGACCTGGACGGCCTCCGCCATCTCCTCGTCGACCTCGAACTTGTGGTTGCCGACGACGATCTCGTCGCCGATGAACAGCGCGGGTTCCTTGAAGTCGGCGCGCAGGCTCATTTCGCAGAGCTCGTGGGCCGCGGTGCCCTCGGCCATGAACACTGATGTCGGGTTCTCGATGCCCGCCGTCAGTCGGATGGAGCCGGGGCAGGCCATCCAGCGGTGGGCGACCGAGGCCCCGAGCGCGCTATGCGCCCGGGTTTCGTGTGCGATGTCGGGTGCGTCGCCCATCTAGGCGACTCCAGCCAACACTACGGCCACGACGATGCAGAAGTAGCCCAGCGCCCCGAACCTCGCGTCGGCGGGGTCTCGCGGTTCAAGGGCCAGCAGGTAGCCCCACATGCCGCTGCAGAAGAACCCGGCGAGGCTGAATACCGCGGCCAGCGCGTACAGGAGGAAGGTGCTCATCAACCCAGTTCCTTCTGCAGATCGGCCATGACGGCCGCGAACTTCTCCGGCGGGGTGGCGCCGGGCTTCTGGATGTCGTGAGCGGCGAACAGCTTCTTCACCGCCTGGAACCCCTTCTTGCCGATCAGGTCCGAGGCAGCGGTCTTGATCGTGTCGATCGTGATCTCAGCCGTTCCTTCGCCCACCGCAGCTGCGCCGTCGGCGTCGCCCGCCGGATCTTGTGCGTCGGCGGCAGCCTGGCCAGCAGACGCTCCGGCGTCATCGGCGTCGGCGGCCGACCCCTCGGCAGGGGCTTGCGCTTCTTCAGCTTCGGCCGGGGCCGTTTCTTCGGCGGCGCCGGTTTCGGCTCCGTCGGCAGCCGACCCGGCTTCCACAGTATCTTGCGCGGTTTCCGTGGATCCCACGGCTCCGGCGTCTCCGTCAGCAGCATCTGCCAGCGCTGGGCCGACGCCGTCCCCGCCGCCGGTAGCGCCACCATTGGTGAGTGCTTCTCCAGCAGCCGGCGTATGTGCGGCGGCAGGTACTGGCTTTCCCGTGCTGCGCGGTCGGCCGCGTGGACGCGGTGGCGCTTCAGCCGCGCCGTTGCGGTCGCCCGATGCGTCCTCCACCGGGCGAAACCAGTCGGCGGCTTCCAGCACCGCCGTCTCCAGGTCCGTTCGGCTCATCGCCTTGATTGTCAGTTCGTAGGCAGCCATGGGGCTGTTGTTCCTTATGCTGAGAGGAGAAATTCTTCGCGGCGGGGCAGGGCTCGCCCAGCGAACGGGCCCATGTCCTCAGTCACGATGGTGATGATGCAGGTGGGCGAGACCACGAACTGGTGGCCCTCCACCAGGATGACGCGCTGCTCTGAGGCATGATCGACCGGCAGCGCGCCTGGCGGGATCAGCCGAGCAATCTGCTCGCGGATCGCCTCCATGTTGACCCCGGCGACACGCTCCAGGAACCGCACCATGGCGTGGTCGGTGACGCCCATGGTCTTGGGCGCGGCCTGAAACTCCACCTTCAGGACTTCGGCGTCACGTTCGAGACGGTTGGCCTCGTCGCGGAGCGCCTTCACCAGGCGCAGCTTGTCTTTCCGGCGGTGCAGGAGGGCGTAGCTGTTCACGCCGGCACCAGATCAGGCTCGGCGGGCAGGGGCGCCAGCAGGCGCTCGATCAGGCTCTCGTCACGGCGGTAGATGGGGCGGTAGTTGAGGCCGCAAAAACCCTTCCTGCGGCGAGTGGGCTGTTTTTCAGCGAACCGGAGCCCAAACGGGCTTCCCCCGTGGCAAGGGCAGCCCCCGCGTTCCACAAAGACGCGGGTCACGAGGTACACGCGGCCGACATTGGCCGGTTTCGAGCTGTTGATGCACTCGACGTAGTCACCAGGACCGATGGGCTCACTCATGCTGCCTCTCCATAAATTTCCTCGAGCGCCCGGGTCCTCCGGGCGTTGACGCTGTTGACCGCCTCATCCAGCGAGCCCTTCAGGGTCGTCGTCTGGATCTGCGGCGTGCCCTGCTGGTTCGGCCCGCCCAGACGGGCGGTGACCTGGGCGTTGTGGCCCGGGCTCCACGACATCTCGGCCAACACGAGCCTACGCGCAGACGACAGGTCTACGGCTTCGCCGGCCGCGATGATCTGGCCGATGACGCCTCGGCAGGCGGGGTCGTCCCGCATCTCCTTGACGCGCTGGGTGCGCTTGGCCGCCGGCGTCGAGCCGTCGATCCGCACCAGGCCAAACGGTGCAAGGCGTTCCTGCAATATGTCGAGCACCGATGAGTGCCACCCATAGACGGCTATCTTATCGGCCGACGCAGCCAGTTGAGATGCAAGATGTTCTGCCAAAGGCCCCGCCTTCACCTCGCCGACCAGCCTTCGCAACGAGGCCAGGTGGGCGTTTTCAGTAGGCATATCGTCGTCTAAAATTAGAGAGTTGTCAACCAACGAACGACACGGGGCGACATTCGAGACAAGCGAAATGTCGCTCCACTCCGGCAAAGCCTGCTCCGGGAAGACTTCTCGTCGTGTGCGCCGCAGGAAGATGGGGTCCAGCAGCTCCAGAAGTTCGGCGCGCGCGGAGCGCTTGTTGCCCATGATCTTCGGGCCGTGCTCGCCCATGAAGAACTGGGTGTAGCGCTGCAGGAAGTCCATGTATCCGCCTGCGTAGACGCCAGCGAAGCGCAGCCAGGGATAGAGCTCCCCTGCATGGTTGGGAGCGATCGTCCCCGATAGCGCCCAGACGTGCCGGGCCCGGCGGGCCGGCGACGCATGCCCCAGCAGCGCCTGGGTCCGCTGGGACGAGATGTTCTTCAGCCGGTGGGCCTCATCGAAGATGTAGACGTCCGCACCCCTGGCCAGGCCGCGGGTCAGGGCGATGTCATAGGAGCGGATGTCGTACTTATAGAGACCCCACCCCCACTGCTCGATGGCCGCCTCCCACACCCCGACGGCGATCGCCGGGCAGGTGATGGAGACGCTGCGGGCGCCGACCATGTCCGCCGCAACTACAGCCTGGGGTGTCTTGCCGACGCGCGGCTGGTCGCCGAGAATGGCGAAGCTACGATCGGCCAGCCAGGCGGCCCCGGTCTCCTGGTACGGAAAGAGGTTCATCCCAGGTTCAGAAAGTCGTTCGGAGTGACCCGCCCGCGGGTGATGGTATAGATGGTTCGCAGGGTGCGCCGGTTCGGAAAGCGGCTCATGCTGTCGGTCTCCGGCAGGCAATAGCGGCGTGCTGTTTCCTCGCTGACGCCAATCAAAAGCCCCAATTTTTCAAGGGATAGTCCCTCTTCCTTGCGGAATTCTTCTAGTGTCATCCTAGGTGCAATGTCCCTCGTTGTCGCCCGGTGTCGACTTTTCCGCTCAATGGGTGTAGATTTCTTAACCAGTATGCTACATATTGTCGCTCAACAGAACGACAACACCAAACGAGGCCACTCCCAATGACCCGTTCGCCCAAAGCGCTCATCAATGATCTGACCCCAAACTCCGACGGGGGGATCGCTTCTCCGACGTCCATGTCTCACCAGGCGAAGGAAGCCTTCGCCCGTCGGTTGTGGCGCCTGATGCTCAACAAAGGTTGGAACCAGGCCGAACTGGGAAGGCGTGCGGGACTCAGCCGCGACGTCATCCACAGCTACGTTAATGCAAAGTCACTCCCCAACCAAGAAAGCCTGATGGGCCTGGCTCGCGCGTTCGGCGTGACGGCGGCGTCGCTCATCGTCGGCGACGAAACCCTGGCGACACCGGCCGCCGGCGCCCCGGCGCCCACCCTGCATATGTCGCCGACCAGCGACGGCAAGGTCTTCCTCCAGATCAACATGGAGATCGATCAAGCCAAGGCGCTAAAGATGATCGCACTTCTGCAGGACGGGTAGGCTGGGCTCCCTGCTCGGCGACGATAAACTTGTTCAGGTCGATAGGCGACCCGTTCAGTGCCTCGTGGGCGAGCAGGTTGACCAGGCAGTAGGACGGCATGCTGTCGCGCACCAGCCATTGGCTGACGGACGCGCGGGTGATCTCGACGCCCATCTGGCGCAGCCGGCGCCAACAGTTCGTCGGCCCGCCCAGGGTGTAGACGAAGCCCCTGACATTGAGGTGGTAGGTTTCCATGGTCGCGATTATGCGTGGAGTGCTGTCGGCCAACAAGGTGTTAAAGTTGATAAGAACCTACTTGTAGACGACAAAACGTCGGGGTAGACTGGTCCCCAGCAAGCAGGGAGAACGCCATGGAAAACGATCGCAAGGTCACCGTCATGCAGTGCAGCTGCGGCTACCCGCGCTGTTTGGACTACTGGCTGGTGGGCCTGGGAAGGTTTGTGCAGAGTTCCGGCTTCACCAAGGACGAGGCGGAAAAGATCGCCCGTCTGTGGAACGCTGAAGAACTCGAACCGGCAGCGTGACCCTGCTCACCCAGGCCGAAGTCGCCAGGCGACTGCACAAGTCGGAGAAGACCGTGCAGCGCCTGCGCGAGGAGGGCAAGCTGGCCTATCTCAAAGGGAGGCCGATCCTCATCGAGGAAGACGAGCTCGCGCGCTACATCAGGAGAGAGACATGCCGCGCCACAACCAAGGACCCTACCTCTCGGACGAGCGGAACGCGCACGGCGTCTTCGAAATTCGATGGACCGAGAACGGCCGGTCTAAGCGCAAGAGCACGGGCGAGGGCGATTATCGGAAGGCTCAGCGAATCTACGCTGAGTTCCTTCTCGCGCTCGACGAAGTAGCCGAGGCGCAAACCTCGGTCACTATAGAGCAGGTGATCTCCGCCTACGTGGCCGACAAGACCGACGTCATGGACAGGAACAGCCAGGAGGTCACCTTCGGCCACCTGAAGACCCACTTCGGCGCCCTGGCGGTGACGGAGATCGAGGAGCGCGATGTGGCCTCGTACCTTACCCAGCGCGCCGCCGGGCTCGTATCGTTTGTCGATGCCAAAGGGCGGGTGCGCGGTGGCAAGAAGGCAGGGGAGGGCACGGTGCGCCGCGAGCTGGGCATGCTGTCGACCGCCATCGCCCACTGCATCGACAAGAAGCGGTTCAAGGACGCCCAGGGCCGCCCGGTGCTCAAGCCCCACGACAAGCCCTATATCGAGCTGCCAGCCGCCCCCGCGGCGCGTGACCGCTGGTTGAGCCGGGACGAGGCGCGGAGCCTGCTGGCGGCCGCCGCGGCGTACCAGGACACCGACGACGGCCGGCTGCCGCGCGTCTACCGCTACATCGCGCTGATGCTCTATACCGCTGCGCGTAGGGAGACGGTCTTCTCGCTCACCTGGGATCGGATCCAGATCGACCGCGGCCTGATCAACTTCCAGGTCCACGGCCGCCGGGTCACGAAGAAGCGGCGGGGCTGGGTGCCGATCGGCGCCGAGCTGAAGCCCATCCTGGAGCGGGCCCACCGCGAGCGGTGCAGCGAATTTTTCCTGGACAGGCCGACGCCGCCGCACAAGGCGTTCCGCACCGTGGCGAAGCGGGCAGGGGTGACGCAGGTCTCGCCGCACGTCCTTCGCCACACCTGGGCGACCTGGGCGGCGCAGGACGGCGTCTCGCTGTTCGACATCGCCGGCGTGCTGCATGACACTGTGGCGACGGTCGAGAAGAAATACGCCCACCACTGCCCAGAGCACCTGCGCAACGCAGTGAACCGGCCGCTACTGCTCGTTGGAGGAACCGATGTCGAAGCCGCTTGA